TAACTAGTGTAACACCAAGTGCAGGAACAGGTATAAATGTATCTAACCTTGTTTCAAATGGTTACAGTGCAAGCTTTACTGTAACTAATACAGGTGTAACTTACATTAATGCAGGAACTGGTATTAATTTAAGCGGTAACACAGGTAATATTACGATTAGTTCATTTGGGTTTGACTTGATTAATGTTGTAGGAGTTACATCAAACTATACAGCAAGTGTCACTGATGAATATATCGGAGTGTTTTCAGCCAATGCTGTTACTATAACACTACCACTTGGTATAGCAGGTCGTGTCTATACTATTAAAGATGAGTATGGACAAGGTAGTGGTAAAATAACTATACAACCACAAGCTACAGAACTTATTGATGGGAAAATCAATTATGTAATTGGCGTCCCCTATCAAAGTGTAAGCTGTGTTTTCCGTGCAGGAAAATGGTGGATTATCTAAATAGCAATTTTATTAATACTAGCAATTACACTGGCAATCTTACCAATTGCCTGTAATTGCTGTACAGTGAGCCCTTCTTTTTTCAATGTGTCATAATGATTTTTAACACAAAAATGGCACTTACCAACAATACTTGCTGCTAACGCATACATCTCAAACTGTTTCTTTGTAACACCTCCATGATTAGCATATGCATTCATACGTAATCCAGGTGGTAACCCTTTTAAATCAGGATCATTACACATTTCAACAAATGGATAAAATACATTATTAATACCCATTAATGCTGCTGCCGTTTTTGCAGCTTCACGTTCTACTGTACCTTTTAGTGGGCCATTCATTTGAATATCAAACGCTAACTCACCATTACCTGCTGCAATTGCTGCTGCCAACGCACAAGCATGTGCATCAACTTCATCTAACCCACTACGATTCATAACACTGTCAAGATTTAATCTGTTATCTTTACAATGATCAGGAATACTTTGCTTGATTTGTTCAATCCAATTCATTTTTTTTCTTTAAAATGTTCTACTATTGTTATTGCTATTACGGCTGTTAAAAATAAGGTTATTATTATTAACAGCCAAACTTTCATTACAGAGTCTCGCCACCAATTGGACGACTACATGGACATAATTCACCAGTTTGTAATGCGTCTAGTATACGCAGTGTTTCATCTGGGTTACGACCAACATCCAAATTGTTCACTGTAACATGTTGAATAACATTGTTTGGATCAATGATAAATGTTGCTCTTAGTGCTGCTCCAGCTGGTTTATAAAAAATACCAAGTTGTTGAGCAAGTCCTTCATGTTGGTGTTTGTCATAGGTTGATTTGTCGTTATTCCAACGCTCATCCGCTTCACGGGCAGTATCAGCAAACATCCAACTATTTGTTTTCTTCAAATCTTCGTGTGCGTTACGCCAAGCTAATTTACAGAATTCATTATCAGTACTACCAATTAGTAATACAGCATCACGGTCTGCAAAATCATTATTAAGTTTATCGTACGCTACAATTTCTGTGGGGCAAACGAATGTAAAATCTTTGGGATAGTAAACGATTACTTTCCATTTACCTTCAAAACTTTTTTCTGTGATTGTTTCAAAAGCATTGTCTGGTGTTAATGCTCCTGGTTTTACGCCTGTCATTGCGAAAGGCTCAATTGTGTGTCCTACTGTCTTCATATTTTCTCCTTGTGTGTTGTAAGTCTGTCTAGAACTATATCATGTTCATTGCTATTTAGCAAGTGTTGTGGTTTAAAAATCTAATTTTTCACCACAATGTGGGCATCTTTTCGAATCTTTACGATGTTGATGTAGTACATCTTCCCATTCTTTAATTTCTCTAATTATTTTCTTAAGCGTTCTGCGACAGCGGATAGGTTTATCTTTTTCTAATTCATCTTTGAGTCTTTTTCGTAACTGTCCTACTCTTTGCTCAAAGACTCCTAAAAACCCACCCGCCGAATCACCCATTTTATACCTCTAATAAATTCTTTTTGAATATTTGCCAAGCATTTTCCCAATCATACTTCTTACTACCAATTTCAACATCGTATCTATCTAATGTAAGGCATTCAGTTATTGCCTGTTTTAAATTATCTCTTAAAAATCCTGTTACGCCATGGTCTACTACATCAATTGGGCCTTGACATGGATAGGCAGCTACTGGTGTACCACATGCCATTGCTTCTATCATAACTATTCCAAAAGTTTCCCAACGACTTGGAAAAACAAATACATCTGCATTAGCAAAATAACTTGCCAATTCAGTTCCTGTTTTAAACCCAACAAATTCAACATCAGGATATTTACTTTCAAGTTCTTTACGATAAGGACCGTCACCAACTAAAATTTTATGTGCATGAAAATATTTAAGACTACAAAAATCATCTAAATTTTTTTCTTTACTAACACGACTTACACAAACAAGATTTAGTTTTTCTGATGACTTATTGCGTAGTTTACTAGAAAAAATAGTTCTGTCAACCCCTCTAGTCCAAGAAACAAGGTTTTTTATACCCTTTTGTCTAAGTTGTTCAACCATACTTGGAGTAGTAGTTAATACTCTTCCCGTATGTTTATGAAACCACTTTATGTAGCGCCAAGTAATGGACTCAGGAATTCCCAAAAGGGTTTCCAATCCTTCAGGAAATTTAGTATGGTAAGCAGTATTATACCTAGTATGAGATTTTGTAAGATATTTTCTAGCCCACAAACCCACAGGACCCTCTGTGGCGATGTGGATATGATGTGGATTGATCTCCTCAATCTTCTCGCCCATTTTCTTTGGATAGGCAATCTTGACTTCGTTATAGATAGGGCAATCAAAGTAGCGGAACTCATCGGGAGTAATATAAACAAAAGTATAACCATCCCGAAGCGCATACGCCTCCAAATTTTTGTATGTTGTGACCACTCCATTAATTTGGTCTCGTATATTGTCTGTTACTATCAGTATTTTTTTCACATTTACCCTCTACTTTAAACCAAGAAAACTTAACCCAATAATTCATGTTTTGTAACGCTACACTACAAGTAACTTCATCTTTAAATTGTAGTTGTATTCTTCCAGGAATGTCAGTTGGGTCATATATGTTGACCACTATTAGAAACAATATCCACATCTAACAATTCCTTTGTCCAATAAATTATTTCCCAACTACCATCTGTGTGTTCTACTAATGCTGTACAACTTTCTACCCAATCTCCATCGTTCATATATCGTATACCTTTAATTGTTTTGATTTCAGCATGATGTATATGACCACATATAACTCCGTCAAACCCACGCTTAATACAATAATCAGCCAAATTATTCTCAAATCTAAAAATGAAATCCATAGCCCGTTTAACTCTGTGCTTAAGATATTGACTAAGACTCCAATAGCCGAAGCCAAAACGGTGACGAATACGATTAAACTGGGTATTAAGTGATAAAAGAACATCATATGCTTTATCTCCAAAAAAACTTATCCATGGAGCTAATCTTGTTATTCCATCAAATAAATCTCCGTGTACCACTAAATATTTCTTGCCATCAATACCACTATGGGTATATTGATTTGCTATTTTGATTTTACCAAAATTTATGTTGTAGGGTAATAATGGTCTGATGAACTCATCATGATTACCTAATACATACACTACTTCTGTGCCCCGTTTAGCAAGACCTAATATCCTGCGTATTACATTGGAATGGGTCTGTTTCCAGACCCATTTATTTTGTTGTATCTTCCAGCCGTCTATTATATCACCTATAAGATATAACTTTGTTGAAGAATTATGTTTTAGAAAATTTGATAAAAGTTCTGCCTTACATCCCTTCGTGCCCAAATGTACATCTGATATAAAGATAGCGTTATAAACCATTTCATTAGGAGAACCTGTACTACTTAAGCCATTATATCGTGATCGTCATCTTCAATATGACGGTCTTGAACATTTTCTTCAGTATATAATTGTTTAATTGTTATATCAACCTTTTCATACTGTGCTAATGTTTCAAGTAAATTCTTTACTGTATCCAAAACCTGTAATTGGTCTAGACTGTCATCATCTTCTAATTCCAATTTGACATCTAGATCCCAGGCACGCATTTCAAGTTTCATTTTGTGACTCCTTGTTAGTATTGAGAGCTTGTGACTCTCAACACTATTTACAAGGATATCAATTTTTTATTACTACAATTTTATGACAATTACTTAATTTGATTCCAAACTTTACTACGGATATCATTTTGTAATTTGTCTGGTAAATGAACATAATCGAGTTCCTCACTAAGTTTCTTGCCGTTCTTGAATGCCCAGTCAAAAAACTTGATGACTTCTTGACTAGCTTTTTTGTCTGCAGGTTCTTTATACATAATAATAAAACTTGCTGTTGTAACAGGCCAAGTATCTTTGCCGCCCTGATTTACAATACTCAAGCCCATTCCTGGAACTGAGAACCAATCTGCTCCCGCTGCGGCCGCTGCGAAAGTTGTATCATCAGGGGCAACAAAGTTACCAGCCAGGTTCTGTAACAGCATATAATTCATCAAATTCTTTTTAACATATGCATATTCTACATAACCTATGCTGCCTTTAATTCTATTTACATTGGCAGCAACACCTTCGTTACCTTTTCCTCCTACTGAACTGGTAGCAGGCCATTTTACAGCAGCACCACGACCCACACGCTTTTCCCACTCTGGGCTGATCACAGTAAGGTAGTCAGTCCAGTTAAATGTGGTGCCAGAACCATCAGCACGATGAACCACAGTGATATTCATATCGGGTAACTTTTTACCTGGGTTAAGGGCTGCAAATTTTGGATCATTCCATTTAGTTATATTACCCATAAACATTTCTGCCATAACAGGTCCTGTGATACGAAGTTCACCTGGCTTAAAACCATCAAGATTGATAACAGGTACAGTACCACCGATGATAGCAGGGAATTGAACTTGTCCCAATTTGTCAAGGTCTTCTCCTTTTACTGGAGCATCACTTGCCCCGAATGACACCGTTTTGTTGTTGATTTGGCGAATACCACCTGAACTACCAATACTTTGATAGTTTAGAGTATTACCTGTTGCTTTGTTATATGCTTCAGCCCACTTAGCATAGATAGGATAGGGAAAGGTTGCCCCTGCCCCTGTAATCTCTGCTGCCTGTGCTGTAAAAGCAAAAAATGATGTTGCTAATGTTAATAATAATTTTTTCATAATTTTCCTTTAATTTCAAATTGTACTGTTTATATTTTATACGCCTATTAGTCCGCCGTCAACCTTGGTGATTACCAAAGTGGCTGAACGCGGACGACCTTGTGATCCATAGCCTTGATTGGCTGGCCATTGACTTTGTGGAGCAGATCCTTTCCAGAAAGTGGCTTCTGTGTCCTCGCCTGGATGCTGAACATTGACAAATATAGTGCGTCCATCTGCTGACTCAGCAATACCAGTAATTTCACAACCTGCTGGGCCAGTTAAGAACCTACGCAGTTTGGTCTCACCTAATTCAGCACCCACAAATGTGGCCTGATCTTTAGTAGCACCGCTTAGTGTATTGGTAATGGTTCGAGCCCCACCATCTCCTACCCGACCAGGAATGGCTACTAACAGTTGATTATGTACTTCATCTGTAAACGCACCATCATCTGTCTGTATCCAGCAAAGACCTGTGGCCTTGCTAAACCACAATCCGTCTGGGCTACTAAACGAATTCTTGGCAGTGAGTTTTGAAATGTTACTGGAAGCATTGTCCTCTTCTGAACCAAACAAGAAGATATCCCATTGAAATCCTGTAGCAGTCTCACGCCAACGAATGATATGTCCATTGGGATTGCCTGTGCGCTTGTTGCCATCAGGATCAGCATAACTTCTTGGATTGGCACCATCTGTGGTCATTGGAGTGCGATTGCTGGCTGAGTTGTTGGTCAGGGCAAAATAGATTTCGCCATTGGCAGGATTTACAGCACCCCACTCTGGACGATCCATCTTGGTAGCACCTACAGCATCAGCGGCTATGCGAGTGAATACAAATATTTCTGCTTGATTATTAAATTTGAATGTGGCATAGTTGGCAATAGCAGGATTGGCAATACTCAATTCAATCCATGTGCCTGTTCCATCATTGTTAAACTTGGCCACATACAATTTACCTTCGTTGAGATATTTGTCACCAGCAGCCATACCGCCGCCTACATCAGCAGGGTTCCAAGGTTGAGCACTGACAAACTTATAGATATACTCATTACGACTATCGCAGCCCATGTAAAACACCACAGGCTTACCTGCTTCTAGTTTACCATATACAGCGGCTTCGTGTGCGAAACGACCCATGGCCACACGCTTGGCTGGTTGAGCATTGGGATTGAGAGGATCAATTTCTACATTGTAACCAAAAGTATGTGGTTCATTGCGAAAGTCTTCATGTGCTGTGGCTCCACGAGCACTGGTATCCCAGCGACTAAAACGCAGGCCTGTGTCGGGTAGGTCTGAAGGAGTATGCCATCCTTGACTGGTGCTGGCTGTGGCACTACCGGATAGTGGTTCTGCTGCTACGCCATAACGCTTGCGAGTTTGAACCAGTCTGGCATCTACTGGATTGCTGCCTTTGGGCATATGAGTATATACAGCCCAGTTTTCTTCACAGGTCAACATGGTGCCCCAAGGTGTAGACCCTGTGCCGCAGTTGTTTAATGTGCCTCGAGCAGTAGCACCTGTTGGATCAAATTTGGTAGACATTAAACCTTTTATGTTAGCCATGTCTGCGGCCGGTCCGCTGATTCGCACGGGAGTTTGTGCCGTAACCCTTCTATTTAATCCGCTATCTACCTTGTATGTCCAACCTGTGCTACCCTTGTTAATCTCCACGAGACTGACACCGTGGTGATTGATTTCTTTTAATACTTCTAATCCGGGACGAACACCCAAATCCCATTGACCAAACTGATCAAACTTTTTACCATTTTGACCGTTACTGGTTTGCCCATGGGGATGGAAAAAATGTGCGTCTGCTGAACTTTCGTGATTCATTGCCAACACAGCACGACCAGTCATCTGTGTAGTATACTTACCATTGGCATCAATATGAAATAATTCAATGCCATCGTGGTGGTCACCTACTCGCTGACTCCAATCATCTGTCTCCACGCCCTTGTTTGAATAGGCAGGGATAGTACTGACTAGCCTATCTCCTGTGCCATGTAGCACTGTGAATTGATAACCCGGGGGCAATGTAACCTTGTCAAAGGTGTTCTTTGGAACTGCTTCGAAACTCAGTGTGCTAGGTGTTGGTAGTAGATCATCATCACTACTAGCACAGCCTGCTAAAGTTGCCCCTGTCGCCGCCGTTAAAAAAGCCGAACTTCCTTTTAAGAAATTACGGCGATTAGGATTAATCATCATCTCACTAATAATTTCACTTAAATGTTTATTATTAGAGGTGTTTTCAATATCATTCATTGTTTTCTCCTGTAAATGATTTTTTATATTTACATATATATTAGCATATTATTATTACAGAATTATTACAATTTGTGTCAATATACCCAACTTACAAAACTATAACGTGTACCTTTAGTTACTAATTGCACTTCATGAGGATACATAAAATTACTAGGAAATATTACAACAGACCCTGTTTTTAATATCACTTCATCATTTCCAATAATTAAATTACCACCTTCATAATTGTCATTTAATGCTCCTAACACAGTAAGCACAGGTATTCCTCGACGATTACCTGTGAATAATGTTTTAATGTGGTCACAATGTTTACTCATTTTTGTATTAACATCATACTTATTAAAACGTACATGTGAGTACCCTTCCCAACCAGTATACCAAGTGAATCCTTCTAATACCTCATCATAATAACGTCTAATAACTTCCCATAAGTTATCTGTTAATAACCTTGCTTCTTTTGTTTCAATGGTTACAATTGAAAGTTCTTGGTCATGAATTGATTGGTTGGGAAGATTTTCCCCTGTTTCTTTATCATACCCTACATTCCAATTATGTGTGAGCCAATTAACATCATTTTTATTAATCCGTGTAATAATTTTCTGACAAAATTTCTTCTCTAATACATTGTCAAAAACTTTTACATAATAATTAGTATGTGTTGGTACTATCATATTACTCAATATCTAATATATATTTGTCGTTGTTTGGCACATAAAAATCATAATCATTTCTAACAACTTTAAAAACTCCACTTACCACTAATGTATGTTTTTTTAAAATATTATCTACTAAACTGCGACAAGTATTTTCTTTACTTATTGGGATAAAATATTTAAAGTTATTTTCATCATGAAAATAATAATCATACCATAATTGATGCCTTACATATCTTTTTAACACAGTAATATAAATTAATGATTTACTACCCTTAAATGGTATGTATGAAATGTTATCTTTTGTACAGAATTCATCTACACTAGTATCGTAACAATAAAAATAAGGTAAACGATACGCCATACCCATATATTTTGATGGATAGGTATACTCACCTAATTGTGTACTAAAATCATCATATAGAAGGTTCCCAAGTTCTTCACGAAACTTAGTTAGTTTATTTCCTTTTAGTTTTAACCACGCTAGTTTTTTACTATAATAATCTTTAATCTTATCTGCTAATATATAATCAGATTCATTTACACCTTTTAATACAAGATTATCTAAAATAGAATATTTTTCTGATCTGTTTTCAGATAATCTATAAGCACAACAAGCAATTACAAGTAAAGGTATTTTTACAGTTTGTAATGCTTCTGCTTTTTCTGGAATTTCTAAAAACAAATCAGCCAAACTTGATTTAACTGTTAAATTTTTTACTACGTTTGTCATATCTTTCCTTAACTTACAGTAACATCTTCCATACCAGCTGAACGTAACCTAACGATATGACCTAACATAAAATTTTTACTGTCAAGTCCTTTCATTACACCCAACCATTTATTTCTAAGCAATGCTACGTCATTAATAATAGTTTCAAAATCAATTACTTCATCCTCGCCATCAACATACTTTTCAGCATCACGGCTAGTCAATACTCTATTATACGCCTCTAGGTATTTTTGAAAATGTTTTCGGCGAATTTTCTTTAATTGTATGTTTAAGAAATTTAATACTGCTTCGATTTCTTGCAGTTGATTAAAACGATGTTCTGTGATACCTGGTAATGATGATACATTTTTCTCAACATTACCAAATATCTTAACATCACGTTTAGCCAAATGTAATTCGTTTTCATAATGGCTAATAAAATCAGGGATAACGGACAGATCATCCGTTATCTTTGAGTAGTAATTCACTCAATCACCATTCATCGTCGTCGGATGTGTCTTCGTCTTCCCAATCTTCTTCGTACTCTTCCTGCTCTGAAAAATAAACTAAAGCATTTGCGATATCTTTGTCACCACGAAAATTCTCTTTGATTTCATCAACATCATATCCATGATCAATTAGTAAATTAACTAATGAATCAGCGGCATCACTTTTATCTGCCAGTTGGATATGTTGGCGCAATGCTTCCCATGCTTCACTTATCAATGTCAAACTCATTCTGTAACTTCCTCCTCAGTTGTTACATTACTTAGTTTATTTTCATTTCTTTTACTATACTCACTCATAACCTTATCTAAACATCCATCACTATTAGTTTCCCAACCTTTACGAAAGTATTTGATAATCTCGCCATCAAGCGTAGTATAACTTAACCTATTACCTTCTTTAACTAATAATCCTGATTTTTCAAACAAGTCTAATAATCCACTATATGGATTCATTCCTGTGGAATATGGGATCTTTACTTGTACGCTTTCAAAAGGTTTCGCATATCTTGTTTTCATAACCTTACATGCGCTACGAATACCAAGTACTTCACTTGTTTTATTGCCATCTTCATCTTCTTTAAGTTTCAATTTTTTCATTGCTACTACAATTGAACTTGCATAGATAAAGCCTTGCCCACCACTGATTTTATCATCAGGATCAAACATATCTTGACTAGCATAAGTGTGATTAGTTGCGACTAATCCTACATTATGGCTACCAAACATATTAACACAATTTCTTACAAGTGCTGTTAATGCTTTTGGTTTACGACCCATATCACCTTTTAAATCACCGCCTTCAAATTGATTAACATCGGTTGGAGTGAGTAACATTCCTAAACTATCAATAATGAATAATACTTTAGGACGGTCTTCATTTGGAATAATACGATAGCCCTTCATAAATTCACTAATTGTTTTAGCAACATCATCAATCATTGCCATGTTTAGTTTTAATAGTTTTTCCTCGTTCGTATCAACTCCCAAGTTATGTAACCAATCTTCATCAAGTGCGTTTTCAGTATCAACTAATACTACAAAGATTCCTTGTTGTTGTGCGTGACGGACAAGGTTGCCCGCACATATGTAACTTTTTCCTGATCCTGACTCTCCGGCAAAGACAGTAACTTTACCAAGAGGTACCCCTTTATTAAAATCACCACTAATGAGATAATTAAGTGCGTGATTTCCTGTACTAACCCAATCTGTTGGGTCGTTAAATCCGATACTAAGTCCTTCAATGGACTTGGTAATATCTTTTCTAAATTTGCTAACATCAAATGGTTTCCCCAAGGGTCTCTCCTTATTATTTGTTTGCCACTTTCATATACATTCTATCATTAAATGAGACTTTATCAAGGATATCTGGGCAACTATCAGCAATACGATCTAATTCGTAATCACTTGGATAATGTTTTAATGCTGCCCTTGCTCTATCTCTAATCAATGCAGGTACTCGTGGTGTGCGACCTGGATCGCATAATTCTTCCAATAACCGTTTACCTTGCTTAAGGGCTCGGTATCTTTCATCTGGTAATGTCATGGTATTCTCCTAAATTAGGGAGGATGTTATCCTCCCTGTATTACCTTAGGCTGCTTTGTTTTGACGGTTACGAATCATTGCCAAAATATCTTGCGCTTTATCACTAGATGTTGACTTTGATGGAACACTAACAGGTGCACTTGCTTCAGTTGGTTCATCTTCCCAAGGAGCTGTTTCTTCCTTAGCTACAGTTGGTTTAACTGTTTCTTTTTTGCTAACAGGGACAGATACTTTTTTCTCAGCAACTTCACCATCGTCTTGTGTATGCTGTGGAGCATCTACTCCGTATGGGCGATAATAACTACCCCAACGCTCATTGTCAAATGGTTGTCCATCTACACTAGCCTCAAACATTTCTTTGATGATGTTCAATTCTGCTTCTGAAGGACGCTTTGGTAAAAAGTCTGCTAGATTAAATAGTCCATGTGCCTCAATTGCTGCTTGTTCTGCCTCAGTTAATGGACTTTCTTTTCTAGCCCAATTACTTGTTGAATAATCAGCATAACCACCTTTGCTTGTTTTCTTAATATTAAAATCAAGACCACGAACAAAATCAGTAGGTAGTTCTTCCATTTCAGGATCCATTAAGCTAGACTTAATGATAGTAAAGATTTGTGGACTAATGACAAGTCTACGAATAGGGTTAGCTGGAGTTTTGTCATCACCAATTGGATTTTGACGAACAAAAGCTTGGAATAGATAACTGCGTTTTTTCCAATACTTATTAGCCATTTCTTTTAATGTTTCATCCTTATACCATGGACGAACTTCTGTTAGTACTGGACAAACATCACCATACATTTCAGCACATGGTACTTGTACTGTAAGTTGTTTTACATTAGGATCACCTTTCAATCCATTGAAAGGAAGTTTGATGATTTGTCGTTCTACCCAAAAGAAAGTGTTATTGTTGTCTGCGTCAGGCAAAAAGCGAATCGTTGCGATTGTGCCTTCTTCCATGTTCCAGTGGGGATATACTGCGTTGTCGGTCGTTACTTGACCTTTTTGTGTTTTGTTTTCTTGCGCTGCGATTCTTGCGCGGATATCTGCTAAACTTGCCATAATATTTCTCCTTATTTCATTAAGATGGTCTTTGTTTTGTGCCTAAAAATTGCCTAAACACACTGTGTAATATATACTATAAAACAGAGCGTGTCAATAACTATTTATCCCAGATGTGGTAAACCGCACTTTTTTGTGCGGTTTTTGGGAGAATTACTTTCTTATAATTCTTAGTATAGCATCGAGGTCTTCTTGACCCTCTTTCACATCTTTCTTATGAGCCTTATCCATAGACTTGTTTAATGCCTTTTCAGCATCTTTCTCAGCATCTTTTGCTTTGATTGGTGTAGCCTTACCACCTTTAGCATATGGGTTACCTGAACTCTCACCGCCTCTATCACTTGATGGTTGTGACTTATCCATTTCATTTAACTCCAATGATTCATTAGCACCTACTAATTTACCGATGTTATTGTTTTTAACTTTTTCAGTTGGGCCTAATTGACCTACACGCTTTTGGTTAGCATCAAGGTCTTCCGCCACACCTTGCTCTCCTATCTTGTCACCAGGAACATTGCCTTTCATCTTGATAACACTTTTGGCTCCGTGCCCAGCAGCAATCTTTCTTGCCTCATTATCATTCATGGCACTAAATCGCTTTACTTGTCCGTTTTTGAACATCATTTCATATCGTTGTTTCTTACCATTGCCTTGTAGAGCAGGGTCATACAATGGTCCCGACCATCCGCCAACGCCTTCCGCCACACCTTCTCTTAACATGCTAATTAATTCAGCAGCAGACTTGCCTTTTAATTCATCTTGTGACAAACTAGGATTTTTTTGTAATAAATGCTTAATGGTGTTAGCTATCATTTTTTCATCAAATGACTTATCCTGTCCACCAACTTTATCTATTCTATCAGTAGGTGGCAGTTTACCGCTTAAACTAAACATATCGTCTACAGATTCATCAGCTTGTTTTTTACTATCGTCTGTAGGAGCTTTATGTTTTTGAGGAGGATCCTCTATATCTCTTTTACGATTGTAGTCGGCTAGGTCTCTGAGTCTTTCCAAATATTCCTCATACCTATCTGGATCATCTAATCTATCATTCCAACCTTCTTCCATACCTTCTTCATCTAACTTATCATATTTGGCACGAATGTTTGCCATCTTTTCTTTGCTAGCACCATCACGACCTGCTTTGCGTAATGCGTCCATGCCAGCTTTCCCATACTTCTTATTACCAAGATATGCCTGTAGTCCGCTTTCTTCAACTTCTTGGCCTTTTTGTCCGACCATTGCTTGGCTACTACGATGTTGTTGACTACGCTCTACATCACCTAATGTTGCTGGTTTCTCACCTGCTGCTTTACGCATAAACGCAGGCTTTTTAATTTTATCACGGGCAGTTTGTCCTGCTTTTACGGCATCATCACTTTCTTCTAAATCAAAAGCATCTAATCGTTGCTTTTCTGTTTTTTCATTATTCGCTAATGTTTCACTTCCTGGTGCCTCTGTTAATTCTTCAGCCCATTCTGCTAACTCATTTACTTCTTTCATCTCACCAACTGTTTTTCTTAACTTACTTAATATTGGAAGAACACTCTCTATTCTAGGATCTAACGTTTCTTGTACAAATAACTCATTTAATGTATTGTCTGAACTTTCATCTTCCATTAATGTTGGTGTCCAACTTTCAAAATAGGTATTGTAACCACGATGACCACGCATCCTACCTAATGTTTCACGTAAACCTTGGTAATGATTTACTCCTTCATTAACTAATTGTTGTGCTGATTCATTAAATTGATTATTTTTTACGGCACGGACAAAGCCTGCCATTTTGGTATAATCTTCACAAAGGCTTTTAATATGATTCCAACGCTCATCATTTGGTATACCACCTTCGGCTAAATGTCTAGCATATACTTGTGCAATACCTGGACGGATAGTTGGTGCTAAAATTCTTTCACCTAAACTATTCTCTAAAAAGATTTTATTAACATGGCGAAAACGCTGCTCACCTTCTTGTATTTGGCGAGTATGGTGCAATATAATCTTTACAGTAGGTACAGCATCATTGTAACTTGCTGATTTACCCATGGGGTAGTATCCCTCGCTAATGTTTTCTTTCTTTTTCATATATTCCCTTTGTGCCATGTCACTGGCTAATTTATCATCTGGTTCTGTTCTAAAACCTAATTGTCTTGTCATTGCCCAGTGTTTTAAATGTCTAACTAATCCACTAAAACTATCTGTAAACTCTGTTCCACTTGTATTTGCATCACTTGAACCACTAACCTCTTGTTCATCATAGTAAAGGACTATATCACCTTCTTCTACAGTAGCATACATTGTACCTACTTTTTCATCATCTTTTGAAAAAGTAAATTTGAAAACATCTGCTTCTTGGGGTGCTTCTGAACGTTCGCCCTTACTATCTAATGGAACAGGACGATAACCTCTTGTCTTCAAAAGGTTATATAATTTTAAGTTATATGAATTTTTATCTAGTGGCATAGTTATATTTAGTCCATGCTTAATTAAGAACAGCGAAGAATGGTAATGGTGCTATATATTCATCGTGGTCACGTATTTGTGTTTCTAAATCTATATGATAATCACTCAAATGCTGTAACATACGTACAACCAATAAACTAGCCATAACTAAATCATCTGTTTCACCAATCTTAGCTTTATAACTACCCTCTAATGCAACAAAGGTTTTTAACTCACTGACCAAACTTCTACTATGGACCTTCATCTTTTTACTCTCAACCAATGTCTTAAACTTAGCACATGCTGCTAATTTAACCTTATGTGTCGTATTAAAACCTTTTCTTTTCTTTCCATGTTCACTCAAAAAGATTCCAGGAATATTGCTTTCTCCATATTCAGCTAAGGAAACTAATGCAGCTTCACCAATAGTATTATTTTCTATACTGTAATAAATGTTGTTAGGTTCTCCTGTACATTCTTCAATATACTTACATATTTGTGCTAATAGTTTGACTTGATTTGGGATATCAGTTTGATTATGCTTCCATTCACCTACTTGTATTGTAGTATTAGCTTCATATATTTGTATTGCTGCAGGATCACTTCCTGTTCCAAGACTTGGGTCTAATCCTATAGCATATATGTTACCTTTCTCAGGTTTTTTATACCAACGAACTTGTCCCATACGTTGTACAGGTTCTATACCTTCTAAATCAACCAATGTAGTAGGAGCTATAAGTGTCTCATCTGCTATAATAAATTCGCACCCTATTTCACGCCTAAAACGTTCTTCTCCAAGTTGTGCTCGCATTTCTTTAGCCCAAGCTTCATCACGTCCTGGTTGTTCCCACCAATCTGCTTTATAGGCTCTAAAACCATTCTTTCCTAATTCTGTTTGATTACCATATTCGTCTTCAGTTTTATTAGCTAATTTCCAAATTAAAGCAAATTGATCCTCATCACTGTTGGGAGTGCTTGTTATAATTGCTTTACCACCAGTTGCTAATGTTGGCGTAATACTAGTCCAAAATAGTTCCGCTATGGTTGGTCTGACGAACGCAAATTCATCTAAGTACAGTAGTGAAATACTCATACCACGACCTGTATTTTCTGTTGTAGTTGCTGAAACTATTCGACTGCCGTTCTCAAAGTCTAGACTACCTTTATTATAAGTAGTAACACCTGCTTTAATATGCATAGGACAGTTTTCATATGCATAACGTATACGCTGCATGATTTCTTGTGCACCTGTGTACTTGTGTGCAGCAATTAATATTGTGCTATCAGGAACAAACATAGCATACCATAATAGATAACCAGCAGCACTTGTAGATTTACCACTTTGTCTTGGCATTAAAGATATACTAAAACGATAGTTATGATATGTTTCTATTAAACGTTTTTGATATGCGTATGGATGATATACCATTGACCCTTTAGTAGGGTGTTGTATATAAAAAAAATTATCCATAAAATGTAAGTAACCATTTACAGGATCACAACATTTAATGAAATCGTCAAGTTCTTGTTGTGTCTTAAAAACTGTTTTTACATATGGATCTTTTATTAATGTAGCGGTACCGGATTTATTCATACCTATATATTTATATAGGTATGTAATTTTTATTTAATATCTAATGGCTTGACTTTAGTAGCTACGATACAATAAAACTTTTCTTTACAGGTTTTTAGATTACCTTCATTGTTTGGTACTTGCAAATCAAACTCAAGGTTGTTAAAAACATCAATATTGAAACCTGCACGTATTAATAATGCTCCTAATTGCATTGAACCCAATATACTATAATGATTAGCATTGAATTCATGTTGTCTTTCACAATCGGGTGCAGGAACTTCAACATAAATTTTACTTCCTTGTTTAAGCACCCTATTATATTCAATTAGTGAAAAGATTGGATAAGGACTATGTTCTAATGCATGTCTTAAGAATATAAAGTCAACACTTTCATCATAATATCCATCTGTTTGCGGCAAAAAACTTAAATCATATTTTTTAATTTTATGACCTTTGTCTTCACAAATCTTAACATCACCCGGGCTTAATGTTATACCAGTAATATCAGTATATTCACGTTGTTTCATTTCATCTAAAAAATAACCAGGACCGCATCCTAGGTCTAATATTTTAGCATTCTTAGGTAAGTTTAATGGATCGATATATTTTTGTACTACTTGAGTAGTTAGTTCTTTATGGAATTGACTATCACCTTCATCATAGATATGATTAGCGTATAACCATTCATTATAAAATTTAATTTTTACTAGGTCAATTGTTTTGTTGATATCAATAATTTCTTTCATTAGTAATCCTCAATGATAAGATTACTTAGTAAGAATTAGCTTATAATTATTTTTTCTTATAACCCTTAAATGGTTTTACTATACTTGTTGTGTTGCCACCGGGAGGTTCCTGACTGCGTAAATCACCATTGTTTAAATCTTTATGTAAAGTCCCTAATGCTTGAAATGCTTTTTTTAGCATTTTTTGTTCGACTTCAGTATAAGGATGTACGGTATTCCATTTACCTGTGTACGATTCGTTATCAAGTACTGGCAATGTTTCTCCATCTGTACTAGCTAACGCCATTCCCAAACGATTCATTTCGTAGTGTCTATCTTGAAAATCGTTGTCACGGAATTTATGTAATCCTCTAGTAGGAAACTGTTGATCCTTTGTAATTTTACCACGTTTTTCTTCAGATATAAATTCTACTGCTCTCATCTTTTATATCCTTTAAAAGCTTTAATAGGTGATTGTTTTAGTGTATCATCAAACTCTTGACTACCTGGTGTGCTTACTGCACGTTTTCCTGATTTATGTACTTTCTTTAGTGCTTGGTCTATAACTTTACCGATGTTGGGATCAAAACTACTTACAATTTGATTTTCACCCCAAGTTGTCTCAGCACGAAATTCAGGTTTATATGGATCAATATTTTTTACATCACCCATATTACCGCGTACATCAGCTATTGCCACACCAAACCGATATAAATCATAAAAGTCTTGATTTTTTAGTTCAGGTAATACAAAGGTATTAGGTAAAGCTTTTGCAGCAACGTCCAATCCATCGTGAACGTCACTTAACTTTTGTTCATTAATAAATTCTCTTGCTCGCATTAGTTTTCAGTCGCTATATTTAAATCATTTTCCGTTGCCATTAGCGCATTTGAATACCCATCTAACTGTAAATCTAAGCCAGGTAATGAACTGCCCTGCCATGTAATTGAACTTGCTATAAAATGTGTCATCACTGTGTTTGCTAGTGGCTGTGCAATAATGACTACATTGCCACCTATTACATCCATATTATAACGTGTTAATGCGTCCCCTTCAAATGTTGTTCCATAGCCTACCCAACGCACACCCAATCCACTATTCTTAAGTTGTGCACTAATAAGTATACTTTGGCTATTAGGTCCTTCACTATCACTACTTCTAATTTGAAATTCTGCTTGAGTAAAATTGTTTACATCTGTTTCAAATATAACCTGATCACCTAATCCCACAGTATATGTGGTTGTTGTATTTGTTGTAGTAAAAAATAAATTACTAAAATTGTTATTGATTTTACCAAACGCAACACGTAATGGATCACCTTGTCCATCATTTGGGGTATTACCAATTTGTATATATTCTTGATTGCCATATGGTCCAGGTGGTGTTACAACGTTTTCTGCATACACTGCGGTCAAGTTAATAGTAGCAGGAACTGTACTTGGAGAAATATTGTTATTAATATTGATTTGATTAAAGTTTACAATATTAGTTGTGGTTATATTATCATTTGGTAGTAATTCTAATTCTACCATTTCCACTGATGAATTTGCAAATACATTTGATGCTACAAGATTACTAAAGTTATTATTAATTTTCTCAAAAGCAGCACGTAATGGATCTCCTGTGCCATCGTTTGGTAATGATCCTACATTAATGTTTGCAATGCTTACGTTCGAAGTCATAATATGTATTTATCAAAAGTTATGGTTTGACCTCTGTGTTGTTTGTTGTCGTAGTGGTTGTAGTAGTTGTAGTTGTAGTTGTTCCAGTTAATTTATTAATAGCAGTTTGTAAAGCACTAGTATAACCAGTTGCTATATTATTTGTTAAAGCATTTCCGTTAGATATAGCATTATTGACTCCTGTAATACCAGCAGTTCCTAAATTAGTAGTAGCAGTAAGTCCAGCACTAGCAGCCGCATTAACCCCTGTAATACCATTAGCACCTAGTGTTGATGTGGCATTCAACCCTGCTGTTGCTATATTTTGAGTGGCAGTAAATCCATTGGCTGCTGTTGCTCTTGTCGCACTTAATCCAGCATTGGCTACGTTGACTAATGCAGTAGAGCCTGCAGTTACAGCATTAAATCCAACAGTTGCTATGTTAGTGTTTGATGTTGCCATATTACCGCTCATTGCAGCGAATGTGTTATTGGTACTCTGTGCTGTAGCTAAAGCATTGTTGCTTTGTGTAATTGCTATTTGCTTTTGAGTATTAGCATTATGTATTTGGGCTCCTACTGCTAAACCTTGCATGGCTGCAGGTAATAAAACGCCTGCCCATTTCAGCAATTTTGCGTCCCAATCTTCGGGTGCAGCCATTATTTGTTGAGTACGGTGCCCACCATTATTGTTGCTACCAAGTTGAATACTAAGCACTGCTGCAACTTTGGCAGCACTATCACCTGTCTTAGCAATTTCTGCTAAGGCATTGAATCTTGCTGTTTCTGCCACTGCATTGGCTTGAGCGATTGCTTTTTGTGTTTCGGCATATAATTGATAATTATTTGGACCTGATGCACAACCACAAATTGATAGTGCTATAAAACATGTGGTAAAAATTGATTTCATTTTTTAATTGCCTCGTATAGTTTTTTTTGCTCAACATACCATTCTTGCCAACCTTCTACTTTAGTCGAGCATTCGTAATATAATGTATAATTACTAACAATGACTTTTAACATATCAGTTATGGATACGTTGTCACCTTCAATCTTTTTTAAGTCTTCACATTTCTTCATTAACTCAGGAGTTGCATTAGGAAACTTTGGTACAACTGGAACAGGTTGTTTAAAAAATGCACATCCTGACAACAAAATTATAGGTAATAATAAAGTGTATTTCATTTTTTATTACCCTCTATGGCTTTATTTAATATTGTAGCAGCATTATGTGCATCTATAATTTCTTTCGGGACAGGACAATTCTCAATATATTTGATTACTTCTTCTTTCTTAACAACTTCTCTATCAATATATTTTATAACTTCATCACCCTTTTCTTTTACAATTTTTGTTTTTGTAACTACTTTTTCTTGTATCTCTATATTCTTTTCACTGGCTTTAGCTTCAGCTTGAGCTACTTGGGCTTCAACTTCTTTTACTTTGAGTTCCCATTCTTTATTGTCTGCCAACCCACCTTCTAAATAAGTGCCAAAGAGCAAGATAGCAAAACCAACTATTTTAATAGGTAGTTTATATGCACTAATGAATGGAATAAAGCTTAAAAAAAATCCTACTATCGTAAGACTTACTCCTAAGCCGAATATTAAATGTACAAAAAGTTCAGGTAATATAGTAAATATAAACATAAAACTATTTATATTTTAAGTTGAAATATGTTAGCTGTTCCTCTGTAAATCTTGCTTTAATAGATATTCTATAACCAAATGAACTAAAACATGGTCTAATTTCATATGTCGGTGTTTCTAAACAATTTTTCATACAATATTTACCCATTTCGCTATGTTGCCATTCATATAGCTTATGTCCTGCATAAATTTCAGGATCTGAAACATCTCCTAACGTAAAACTATAAACTTCAATAATATTGTATTTAGACTGCCATTTCGGCTTTAATTGGTCCATAAGATGTATAATTAAGTAAATTAATATTACTTATTGTAAAATCATTAATATTTTTAATATCAGGGTTTAAAACAAGCGCAGGTAAAGCCAAACAAGGTCGAGCAAGTTGTTCTTTTACTTGTTCAATGTGATTTTTGTATAAATGTGTGTCACCCATGTTAATAATAAGTTCACCGATTTTATAATTACATACTTGGGCAATCATATGTGTGAATAATGCATAACTAGCAATATTAAACGGCAATCCTAAAAAAACATCTACACTACGTTGGTACATACTACAGCTTAGTTCATTGTTATTATTAACGTAAAATTGTGCAGTCATATGGCATGGTGGTAATACCATTTCATCTAATTCACCAGGATTCCATGCTGTCAGTATGTGTCTACGTCCATGTGGGTCATTTTTTAAACTGTTGATTAAATTTTCTAATTGATCAACATAACCACCGTTAAATGGTTTACGCCAACGTCGCCATTGTACTCCATATATGCGTCCAACATCTCCATCAAATTTCTTTTTATTTTTCCAATATGGTGCTAGACTATTTGGTGTCCAAATAGTTACAGTACCTTCTTTTGTTCCGTGTGTGATTTCTGCTAATCGTCTTTCATCTTTTGACCCTTCAATAAACCAAAGTAACTCACCAACGACAGCTTTCCAAGCAAGTTTCTTAGTGGTAATGGCAGGGAATCCTCTACGCAAATCAAAGCGAAGATTACGACCAAAAACACTAATGGTACCCACACCAGTTCTATCATCTTTTTCTTCCCCGTTTTCTAAAATGTCTGTTAATAATTCATGATATTGTTTCATTTTCTAATCCATGTTTCGTAACTATGATCTCCGTAACCCTTCCCAGTAATTTGCGTAAAATCATTTTTAATTTTTTCTAAATCAATATAAGTATCGCATAAATGTTCCGATAATACAAGTGTTAAATGTATTTCATGTATATAATCCCAAATAGATTCTACCAAACCATTACCACCTATTACCCATACATCATCTGCACTTTTTAATCTTCCAATATTTGGAAGTACGATAGCATCGTCTAATTCTTTAATGGTATTACTTATTACAACATTTACCCTATTAGGTAAAGGCTTCTTAGGTAAACTTTCCCAAGTTTTTCTACCCATTACAATCACACCATTTTCTGTAAGATTTTTAAATCGTATTAAATCTAATGGTATGTGCCATGGTAATTTATTTCGGTAACCTATGCCACCTTTTAAGTCACAGGCTAATATCAATTTCATAACTTATTAAGTAATCTATCTGTTTCAGGTTGTACGATTTCTGCAATACTCTCTACATTTAATACAAATTCAACACTATTGATTTCATCATCAAGTTCATGTAATTTTTTACTTACTGCTGACTCTACTTGATCAGGATCGAGTCCTTGTAATAACAATCTTTGTATATTAATTGTTTGTTGTCTTTTACCTTCTAATTTTATTACTAGTTTTTTTATAAACTGTATTGGAATTTTTTGTTTCTCAACATCTTCTAGGATATGTTCCCACTTTTTAATGAAATCAGGTGACATTATATTATGCCTTTACTTTTGGTTTTCTACCTCGTTTACTTGGTGCAACAACTTCTGGTTGTGCCATTAATGGTTCTAGACTAACCGCTTCTTTCAATAATCTATCTGCTTCAGCCATTAATCCTCTAGCTTCCATACTCATGCGATTTGCTTGCTCACGTAATTGATTGGCTAAATGACTGTCACTCAAAGTATCACCTGTTGAAACAACTGGTTGTTGCTGTTTGTTTCCACGTAAACGTTTAGCTACATCAACTGGATTTTGTAATCCCATACTAGCATCCATTTCTGCTAATTTCTTAACAGCATCCTCGCCCTGTTTCATCTCGTCTAAAATCTTGTTTAATTCATTTAACTTAATTTTAACATTAGGCTGTGGTGTCATTATTACTTGTTCTGTGTTAACTTTTTTTAGTTGAGCTTCACTATGTAATACTTGTAAAATGATACGCCCATCTTTAGTATGTGTTCTATTTAATGCGTCGGCTAGATTTTCACTATTCTGTCCAATATCACTTTCAATACATTTGATCATTGGATCATGAATATTTTGGTTTAATAGTTCTGTATAGGTTACTAAACACATGTGTGTTTCCCCTGGAATTTCTCTGAAAACTACAGCAACTTTTCTGTCACCATGCTTACCAACGTGTCTTAAAAAAGCCATTATTATCTCCTTGATATTAATATTTAATAGATTAGATTAATGTATTAATATTTTATTACGACCAAGTTAACTCATATAACACAGCTTCTTTTGGATCTTCAAAAGCAGGACTATAATCACCCATTACATATTCTCCATCTATTAATGGAACAAAAGTAAATCTGCCAATTAGTTTTTCTTTAATCCAACCTATGTTTTCTTTATTGGCAATCGTTCTTGTTTTAACGAAATGAGGAGGGCAGTAAGTTAACTCTCTGTCTATAAACCATGTATGTAAATTTATTGTTGACATTTTTTACTTATGCCAAATTTTGGACACTACACTAGAAAATTTTTGGTTGAATTTTTTTGCTATAGTCGCTATAAATTTTCATACCGTTGTCTCTTATCCAATTTACAATGGGCTGCGGGTCATTATCAAACTGTTCTCTAACCTCGGCCATAGACATACTAGTAGAGAAGGTATATATTTCATAACTACGATGTAAATTAACTCTTGCTCTTAGCAAGATATGTTGCAATGGGATAGGATTTGGTTTTTTGACCTCTACTTCTTCTCCTTTTAGTTTACTCCAAACAAGTTGTTTTTCATAATTATTAATAGTTTCCATAGCATGGTCGATATCAAATATTGATTCCAATCCAAGCATATCATATACTACAAGAAATCTATTAAGTTTCTTTTTTCTTGAGGGCATATAAAATCTCAACTTTTTCAATTGCATCATTGAGTGTGGGATCACTATCAGCCAAAAATACTGCTGGCTTTAGTTTTTCCCAACGATGATATAATTTTTGTTCTCTTAAATATCTTGGATCAACATGATATAGGTGGCTATCGGTCTCACCAATCTTTCTAGCATAGACCGTATTGCCACCATCTGGTGATGTAAAAATTAATGGCTCATCACTTGTCATCATACAATGCGAATTGTCCAAACGGGGGATTAGGATCCTTATCACCGTGAATAATCCAAGTTGTATCACAATAATCAGGATCACCCCAACTTCCGCAGGGATAACCATCAGTAAACACAATCAAACGTTTTGGTTCGATTGCATGTTCTTTAAGGTAAGAAAAGATAACATCAAAGTCAGTACCACCTCCACCTGCAGGTTCATAATCATCAATCGTATCCAAATTCTCTGAAGTGAAATCCGCAGGATTGTAAACATCAGTATCAAAACAAAACACATGGACTTTGTATCCATCAAAGCTTGCCATCATACCAGCGACCTCGCCTAAGAATGCCTGTCCTTGTTTATTGGTAATCGATCCACTCATATCTAAACCAACAACTACATCAATTTCTTCACCAGGAGTCATACCAGGCATAATTGCATCACTATGCCATCCACGGCGACTAGGGCGAATCCAACTAAAATCAGTACGAATGGCGCTAGTCAAGTTAGTTTGAATCAGTTCACGCCATGGCATAACTGGGTTGGTGTGTTGCTTGATCAAACGTTCTACACCTTTTGGAATACTACCTGCATCAGCACCCTGTGCGGCATTGAGAATAGCCTGTCTTACTTCTTGGCGAACACGTTCACGCTCCTCAGCACTCATCTTAGGACGCTTGCTGCCTTCACTATCACCTTCACCATCACCTTCACCATCCATATGATCATCAATCATTTGGTCGATCAGGTCCTCGATATTAATTTTTTGTACGTTTTGCATGAGGTCATCATAGATTTCCTCAGCGGATTTACCATCATATTTTGCTTCGTACAAGCATGGAACAGTTTTGATAAACTCACCAACACGGTGCCGTTTAAGGTCTGCGTTTACTGCATAATCATCAGCAATATTCCACAATTGAGGATCACGGTTATTACGGCGACCCATATGATCATATACTACATGCAATACCTCATGACCAACTAGGAACTCTACTTCCTTAGGCTTAAGCATATTGATGAAACGTGAATTGTAGTAAAACTTAAGACCGTCAGTAGCCGCAGTTGAACACCATTCATCCGCATTGATTAATTTAAGACGGGTAGCTAAGTTACCGAAAAACGAATGGCGTAGTAACAACCCAATACGTGCTGTAACAAGCTTTTCACGGGCTACATTATCAACCTTACTATCAGTTGGACCGATAAGATTTTCAAATTTAGCACTACGCTTTTTTGACTTACGACCGATTACCTCAGACATATAAACTCCTCATAATATTGTTAGTATAGTATATCGAGGAATTAATGTCAACCTTTAGTTGATAATCCACGATAACCTTTATCATATGCAATACTTGCATATGTACCCTCACTAATACCTAAAATACGAAATCCTTGATCCTTAGTGAGCCCTTTCGATCGGGCCCACTGACCAAGGGCGTAAAAGTATTTTTTACCCCCTAGTTGTCTCATCTTAGTTACCTGCCTCTACAATGTATTTACCATAACGCTTGTGAAACTCATCAAAGTTTTTCAATTGACTTGGTTCAATTGGAAGCTTGTAAGTTTTCAAAGCAATCTTAGCACCCATTACAACCAACTCAGTCTCAAAGTTAGCCATAATATAAGTAAAGAAATTGTTTGCCATGTCATGGAATTTCTTGGTATCCACTTTCTTGTTATCCAATGCATCACGTAATTCATAGCACATTGAAATAGTCAGTGAATACATTGCAGAAATTTCCTTAACCTGCAAATCCTTAACTTTACCACTTAAAATTTCACTTGGTTGAGGCATGCGACTTGCAACTTTACGGTGTGCCATAAACTTGACTGCCAAACCATCACCAACGCTACCTGCTACCAAGTTATAGAGGGTATCAGGATCACTATCTTCATCATTGAGCAAATCGCTAACGAAGACCCAGCTACGCGGAGTAGCAAAAGCACGGCTAGAACTCTTGTTGTCAAAATCGTACAAGTCCTGCTTGCTAAATGACAAGTAGCCTACTACATCCTTGTGCACGCCTTTATTGACGGCCCATGCTTGCCAACTTGCAAAATCTGCTCGCATTTCCAAATGAATGAAACGATTAGCTAGGGGCATTGGCATACGATAAGTAACACCTTTGTCACTATCACGATTACCTGCCGCAACGATAGCAACGTTATCAGGTAACACGTATTTACCTACACGGCGATTCAATACCAATTGATAACCTGCTGCCTGCACTGCAGGGGGTGCACTGTTCATCTCATCAAGGAATAACACAATCAATGGATACTGACTTGCAAGTTCCTCATCGGGCAAATCGATCGGGGGAGCCCAATCCATTTTGTTAAGGTCACGATTGAAAAACGGGATACCCCGAATGTCAGTTGGTTCCATTTGCGCCATACGCAAATCAATCATAAAACCACCAAGCTCCGCAGTAACTTCTGCGACTACTTCAGACTTACCGATACCTGGCGGGCCCCACAAGAAAATCGGACGTTTTGCTTCAAACGCCTTAAGCAAAGACTTGCGGGTCTGAACACTAGTCACAGTGTGATTATCGGAAACTTTACTCATAAAAACTCCTGTTGTTGTATTTAAGAAAACTTAGTATATCAAATACTTGATTTATTGTCAAGCAAGTCTAGCACAAATCTACCTGAACATCGATTTCTACATGTTTACTATCATGGTCATATACCGTCATGCGAGTACCGAACCCACTTGGACGACGGTCTATAGGTAATGACTGGTTGAATCCTAGTGAGGTTAATGCCGAAGTTACCGCGATACGTTGGCTTTGAAAACACAAATCAAAAGCACCACGAACCGTAGTATAGAAACCAACTCCGTTGATGATAACACGGATTTTTTGGCTATTGTCAAGACCAGTAATCAATCGCTTTGTACGCATCACAATCTCCTAAATTTCAGTATACCGTTAGTATATCACCAAACCCATTTATTGTCAACCTACAACAATTACCCTAGGATCAGTATCATTGTCCAAAAAGTAATTACCTTGGGTAGGAGCAGTAAAATAGTCGGTAGTAAACTTACGATCCTCATTACCTAGCCAAACACGCTTGATAAATTTGGCCCTAAAAGTGCCGTCAAAATGTACTCCTGTGACTTTTCCAATCATGTAGCAATTGTGTACACCTGGGAAATCTAAAGACTTAACAATATCACCAATTTTCATTGCTGTCTCCATCAATCAACTGTCAATAATGCTATTATAGCACCATGCCCATTTATTGTCAAATTACATTGACCAATAAGTTTCACTGGATGGGTCGCAACATCGCGGGGTATTACTATCAATTTCCACTTCTTGGCCTGTCATCAAATTCCTTACCTTTTTGCGAGTAACCACACGTTTTTCGTAGGTCTCAATATCGGCATGGGTGTAGTATACGTCCCCTGCCTTACGATTTAAACAGGTCGCACTACGCTTTGCGGCACTTTTAAGATTAAAAGTCTTAACAACTTTAGTGCTTGCTTTATGATAGACCACAAACATAATAGCTCCTTAGGCTAAAACCAGTTGTTTCGCGGGGTATGTGATATGACCTTCGTACTTAAGTTGGCTACGCTCAAATTGCGTAAGGTAGCTGTCCTCAACCACGTTCCAGCAGATGATTGATTCACGGAAATAATCGGTGTCGGACTCGATTTGGTCACGGAGACTAAGGACGACCTCTGTGACGGTGTTGAAATCGGTAAAGTTTGGTACCACATAATCTTCGCCTCCTTTGGCTTTCCAGTAGGGTTTTTGAGCGGAACCGTAGTTTTCGTAAACTTGGGTAGTGATAAGTAACTTAGACATTTCTTGCTCCGTTTTCTAGACTATACCGATATTATAACACCTTGACCATTTATTGTCAAGACTATTAAATTGCTTTGAACAGGGTAACCAACAAGACTAAACCACCAGAACTTACAATCCCTAACAAAAAATCATTGATATCTTGCATGTCTACCCCGTTGATTTACTATACCCATAGTATAGCACAACGGGTAATTATTGTCAAATTTTGGGTTTAAGGACGTAGTAGTGGGGGAATACCTGCCCTACTGATTTTTGATCCAAATGCTTTGGCATTCTTTTTAATGCTGTCAGGGCGTACATCAACGGTCAATGCTGTTTTGAAGCGTGGATCGTTTTTTTCTTTTTCGCTAGGAATATATCCTGAAGCTTCATTAATAAATTCTTTGGCTTTCATGATTAATTATGAACTATAAACTTAAGACCTGCTTGATTAGCAATAACTGCCCAAGCATCACTATGGTCTTCATCTACTGAAAAAACTACTGCTTTGGCATTAGTTTTTTGTAACTGGCTGTTGGCATACCTTGCCCAGCCTTGTGCTATCAATTTCCATACACCCTTATATTGACCACTGGCAGCAGAATCCACCATTAGTTCAAGATAGGGCTTCCTATCATCCCTAAAGTAAAGCGGACTAACTATGAAATTACATTCCCAATTAGGGTTGTCACGCTGACTAAAAACATCTATATCAAGATTACGAATATCAGCACTAGGATCAGTTGTAGCCATTATAAAAATATCTTCTCGCCTTACCCGAATTGGCACATTGGGATACAAACTGTTAAATGAATCTTTCACAACCTTAGCCATATGTATTGCTGCTTTTGGAGCCCATGATCTCATTAATTTTCTTTCCCAATCTAGACCTTCTTTCTCGTCCATACTTGGATTATTTTCAGACAACATTCTTTCTTCGTTTAACTTATTATTAATAAAGCCATAGAATGGATCAGTAATGACTAATGTCCCATCTTTTCTACGCATTACGTTATCAGTATGTAAGTCCCAACCCATATTGTTTGCTCTACCATAGGTATATAATGTTGCCATTGTTTCATAAAGTAATTGATAATATTGTAACTTATTTTTATCAGTCATGGCAAGTGTTTGCCAAGCTTTGGAAAAACTATAAGGCTTAGTGTTTTTTGCTTTGAAGTAATCTTGTTGTGGATTATCACCAAAATATTCAAAAGTCTCAGGATTACCCATATTATCTTCAACTTCCGACCATGGCATTTTACTAGCAGCAAACTCGCTAAAAGCCCAAACAATAGCTTCTTCTAATGAATTTTTCTTGTATGGGTATAGTTGCTCCATACTGATCTGCAAGAATGTTCTATCTCCAATTTTAAATCTAGTATAATCTTTTCCTTGTATAGGAATAAACTTAGGTAAGAATGGATTACCTTTATTTTTTTTAACAAAGTTATAGAAATTTAAAAAAGTTTTCTCTGCGTTGTAAAAATCTCTGTTCAAATTTTTCATATCTTCTAAATCAGGCATGATGATTTTAATTACGGATCCTTGATCTCTTATGTAAACTGCTGCTTCTGCACCAGCACCCAATTTTTTATATCCAGCTGCTTTAAGTCTTTTATCAATTTCTCTACCCTCTATACTGTAATCATCTTCTTCATCAAGTTTATTACCAGAATCACTTGGCATTATATCAATCATCACGCTAATTTTATGAGGAGGGACATTTTGAAATTTTTGTCTAGCTAATCGCAATGCCTCATTTTCACTAGTTGCTTTAACACTTCCAATCATCTTTTTAGTTTGCCATGGAGGAGCATTCTTTGGTTGATCATATACAACATACTTTTTAGGACTGTGCTGTTTATTTCTAGCTTCTTTTTCTCGGGTCGTAGTTGCTGGAATCTGTTCGGCACCTGTAGGAACTTTTCTTGGTTTTGGTGGTTGTGCTGGATTATATAATTTTCTATCATTAGCTATAATTTCAACATCATACCAATATGGATCATAATTTTGACGAACTTCTTTTTTAATTTCATCATAACTACCATACATCTTTTCAATTTCTACAGCATTATTATTAAACTTATCGTAAGCATATACAAAATAATCAGGTGGAACTGTTATGCCAATCGTGTTAACACGAATCTTTCCTTGCCCTACCTGATCAATTTTTCTTTGACTACCAAATGATAATGGATCAGTAAATACTAGTTGTGGTCCGTATTTTGTTCTACGTACCATAATGTTACCCGCATGCAAATCTTCTCCATAACCTGTCTTTTCTAAATATCTAATAATATTAATTGCTTCAATTAGTTGCGGATCTTTAATACTATTACCTTTTATATCTTTATAGTTAGGATCACTTAAAGTTTTAGTAATATAACGCAACAATTCTGTCATTATAATATCTTTAAAAGGAATACTTTTTCTTCCAACTAACTGTCTAAAGTCCTCTATACTATCAAGTTGAACATCTAATGCTCTACTAAAAATTGTTAGCAATTCATCTTCATCAAGGTCTTCCCATTTACTTAACTTTTCCATGTCTAGTTCAAAATAAGGCGCACCTCTTTTAGGCTTTACTACATTAGCATTGTAAACTTGGGGTAAATAAGGATTATCGTTCTGATCCTTTAATGACATTAACCTATTAATATATGCGTAATAACCGTCCATTGATGGTTTATCTTGGTCAAATCTAGATATTTTCTTTGCTGTACCAATACCCAATTCCCCTTCTGGTTGATCATAAACTTTACCAAAGTATCCACTTCCTAATTTAGGTTGTGTCTTAGCTATTGCTGCTGCTCGTTGTTTTTGAGTTGGGCCTTGTGTTACTGGAATATCTTCATCAATTTGACTAGCAATTTGTTTTAATTGTTCAATCACATCATTTATACTGTCAGTATAAGCATTATATAATATACCAATACCACCTCGTTCACGCCATGGAATAATATTCTTTGGCTTATCATCAATCAATACATTTTTACCCTTAGCATAACTATCTTTCTTACCAGTTATTACTATGTTCTCAGGTTGTGGGTTTAAATTTTTTGTAATCCAATATCTTTTATTCAATTCACTATTTTTATGATCATTACGCAATGGACTACTACATATACTATATCCACCGAACAATTGTACAGCAGTTTTAATTAAAGCATCAGCACCTGGTAATTTATTGAGTGTGGCAAAAAAATCACTACCAACTAACTTACCTACATTAGGATCATCTCTAGCACTATCACTTGGTTGCTTATTAAATAGTTTTTCATACCCACCGTTAAAGTCAGCTAACACACCATCCATATCAAAGTATATAATAGGTTTATCTGATTCAAGTTTGGCCTCAGTATACATATTTTCAATACTTAATTCTCTACTATGTAACTCATCACGTAACTTGTATAGTTTTTCAATGGCTTTTTGACTACGTAGTGCTTTGTAGGCTAAATTTTCAGGACTAAACTCACCACCTTTATCCAACCCTGCCTGTCTATAACGTTTAATAATCTTTAATGCTTTAGATATCTTTTTGCTATCTTTCTCTTTCAGTGCTCTTAGAATAAAATCATTTAACTTACCATATTTGGCTTTGGTGGTTGTTTGATCAAAATTTGCTCTACGCTTAGTTGGAATTTGATTCCATTTATCTTTCAATACACTATATTCACCAACACTAATTACTGGTTCACTGCTATCTTCCATATATACTTCAACTGGAATGCCACGAATCGTTATATTATGACTATCATTATATAGATTTTTCTTAGCATTGAACAATTCTTTGTATACATTATCATTGGGGAATTGATTATAGTCAACAATAATATGTAAGTCTAAGTCACTGTTTGGGGTATAGGTATAAGCTGCATTAGATCCTGATATCGTAATATCTTTTACCTTAACATCACCAACACCCAATTCAGTTAAAAAGTCTTTTGATATAGTTATTAGTTGATTTTTTACAGCAGGATCAAGACGATTACCCTTAAAAAGTTTAGGGTTTAGTACGTTTTGAAATTTAACAGCGTCACCTAGACGGAATGAGTGTAGTTCTTTAATATCCATCTAGTATTTATTGTTTTGGTTTGACTGGCTCCTTATTTTCCTGTATAGGAATTGGACTAGGTTCTTTATAAGGTGGGTACGGTGGGTTCTTGGGCCTAAACTGTCTAAACCATGACATAATTTTTCTCCATAAAAAAAGCCCTTACACGGGCGATAATGTTTTTGGTATATTCTATTTTATACATGATTTTATTTAGCACAAAAAGAAAAAGGCACATATGTGCCCTTTTCTATACTACTTAAGTACAATTAAAAACGATGTGTGATACCTACACCAACTTGTGAAACGTCAAATGCAGCACCAGCTCTATCAACATTACGATAGGCTACTGTAACATCAGTACGTTTGCTTAGATGATAATCAGCACCAACTGAGTATGCTTTAACATCTAAATCGTTTTTACCATAGCTTGCTTTCATAGTAAAGTTATCATGGCGTTTGGCTGCACCGACCAAGTGAGCCTTACCGTTCATAACGCCTTCATTATTACTATAAACATAATGCAATGCAGTATTCATTGGTCCTTTAGCTCCTAGACCTAATGTTGTACTCTTTGTGCTGCCTTGATCATAGCGTGTTAATGTTGCATTAACACCAGCAACCTTTGTGTTAGCACCATATACAGTAATTTCTTGATTACCTGTTTGTGTACGCTCTAACATTACAGTTGTATCTTTGGTTGGCTTCATTGCAACAAACATTGCATCACTCATACGCAATCCATGCAATGGATGTACATCTCCTGCTACGCTTCCATATAGTGTACCAAATACATCATTGCTGGTAATATTAATAAAATGACTATGAACATTGCGTCCAAAGTCTACACTTCCTAAACTACCTGCCAAACCAACTGTAGTTTGACGATCACCTAAACGTGTATCACTTGTACCAAATGTGTTTCCACTTAGGCTTGTTTCTACTACGCCACGGGCTGTCATTCCACCGATCTTTTCAGTAACACTTACTGCAATATTACTAGTTGGATCAGTCCAAACTGTATTGTTTGAAGTTGTGCCAACTTCAGTACGGTCAAATGTCTTGTTGATCTTACCACTTACTACAACTTGTGCACTTGCCGCTGCTGAAAATACTGCCGTAACTAACGTTGCTAATAAAAGTTTTTTCATCCAATTTTCCTTTTAAATTTTTGAATTTATTAAAAATTCAATTTAAGATTAATATTTAGTCGTTTTAACTAAACATTAATACATTACTAATTTACTCAAAATATATCAAGATATTTGGTAATATAGCTTAAATAGCTTCAGGAACATAAGTAATTGTAGTCATTCCTACCAAATCAATATAATCCTCACTACGGAAAAACTCTAAATTGCTAGCATATTCAAGTAAATCTGGTTGTGATATTTCTTTACGATCCAAAATACCTGTAAAGTATTCCAAATCACTCATCCCAATTGTTTCTCCAGTTACATTTTTATATACCTGTTTGACAAAGGTTTCATTACTTGAACCAAGTGCATCTTCTTTGTATTCTTTGCTATTAAGAATTAGTTGTGCTACTTCTGAATCAGTCTTTCCAGAATCCTTTGCTGCAATATACTTGCCTAATAATTTTTCAGTAACATCGCCGTTACCAAACGCTGCTGCTAATAATGCGTAAACTTCTCCTGCATCTCCTTTAACATCAAATGCTACTGTTTTATCAGAGAAAGCTAATCGTTCAACATCGGTAAGCACTAGTGATACATTATCCAAAACAGGATGTGTTACTGTAGCAACACCTTTGGATGTTACACTAAGATTAAATTCAAACTTTTTCCCGCCCAATAAAAATGTTTCTGCTTTTGCTGAAGTACCTGTTCCTTCAAATAATACATCAATATCACCGTCCCCTACACGTCCTGTACCAACAGCACCGTATGTAGCGATTTTACCACCTGCACCGATTGTAGCTACTGTAACGATAAGATCATTAGTTCCATCTACTCCACCTAAATCACTTCCTTTAATTGTAACTGTATTACCAGGAGCATAACCTGATCCTGCACTTCCTGCGCTAGAATCCATTACTACTGTATAAACTCCATCAGTTTTTGTAACATCAAACGTTGCACCTAAGTCAGTACCTCCTGTTAGTCCTGTTACATTTTCATATGTTGCATTGATTGGTTTATCTGCTATTGTCAATTTTGTTGTAATTGGCATGTGTGTATCCTTGTTTAAAGAGTTATTTATGTTTATTATTTTATTATATAAAAATAGGCTCCGTAGAGCCTACTGGTTTGTTTGATAACAAGGCCTTTCCTGCCCCGTCAGGGTTAAGCGGCTAGCTTAACTTCCTGATAAAAATAGTCGTCATTTGCGTCTATTATATTTGCTTCTTTTACGGAGATCGCCTACCGTGTTGTCCATATCCGTACTCTTTACCCCGTCGAAACCAGAATCAGGCCCTTCAAAAAATAACTTTGAGATTATTTCAGTTTGTTTATCAATTTCACAAGCCTGTTTTATAATCAACTCTCGTTGTCTATCAATATCAATCTTGTTTAATTGTTTATCTATAAATTTTTTAACTGACTCCATTAAATTACTTTTTGGTGGACCTGGGAGGAATTGAACCCCCGTCCGCAGCACTTTTCCATCAACTTCATACAACAATACCTACAATACTACTTTACCTTTATCCCTTTGTCAATAACAAATGGGTTATTATATTTATAAGCATATTCTTTAACATATTTGGCAGCTCTAACAAATTGTCTTTTGGGTACATCCCTAAATTGTGTGTAAATTTTGTGTCTAATCTTAACTCAATCTGTACTAGCTTAATATGTAAATTCTTAATATCGCCAATTACAAATTCTTCTTGTAAAAATTCCTCAGGAGTTTTTTTAAACCATGTATGTGGACTTATCTGATTTCTATCACTTATTTTAGCATTCCATGGTATAGGTTTTTCTGATTTGTTAAATTTTTGTAGATGAACATAATCCGCATCCAACGGAATAATTTTATTATTCTGTGCTAACTTTTGTTGGTCTACTGTTAGTTTCACAAATCCCCAACGCAACAACTTGTTTCTAGTAAAACTATTACCTTTAATTCTACCTATACCTGGTATATTATGTTCCCACATCGCAGGTATCATGTCGTTTTTAAAGACATTTATAGCTTTATCCAATTCCATACCGTGATATAAGTATCCTTCACGACCTTCAATAATAAATTCATAACTACGCATACAGTATTTATGAAATTAACGCTTTGGTTCGGGTATGTTAAAATGTCTTCTTATAACGGGGGCAGCAGGCAAATTTACTTCCCAAGTATTCTCTGCAATATCAGCACACTCTTCGGCTACTAATTCAGCAAAAAGTTCTATTTCTTCAGATAATTCTATGCCTGCTTGCTTTGCAAATTTAATGAATCTTGGATTTTTAGTAGTGAACATCTTCTACTTAGTAAAAAATTATGTAACAAATATAATCTTTAAATAAAATAATGAATACTAAAATAATGATGAACCCCACCGATTTAATTTATTGGTTTAATGCCATAAGAAACTTACCTAATGATCAAAAAAATAGAGCATTAGATGCATTTTGGTATGGACAAATAAAAAGCAAGGTTTGGCTAGTTGATATATGCAACAATTATATTGATAAACCAACCAATATTGTAATTTTTGGCGGATGGATAGGAGTTCTTGCAAGTATTATGTTTCAATCCAGTACTTACCCCATAGAACATATCACTAGTATCGACATTGACCCATGGTGTAGAGATATAAGTAATATCATATGTGAACCACATAAACAACAATTTACCTCAATCACTGAAGATATGGCTACATTTTCTTATCAGCAGCAACCAAATTTAGTTATTAACACTAGTACAGAACACATCACTCAACAAACATACGATGTTTGGTATAAAAATATACCAAACAAAACTATTGTACTAATTCAAGGGAATAATTTTTTTAATTGTGACGAACACATACGTTGCAGCAAATCCTTAAATGACTTCAAGTTGATGAATCATGTTCCCAATCGTGTAGTTTTCGAAGGTAATATTGATTGTGAAATTTATGACAGATACATGTGTATTTGGGTAAAACACTAATATTTGCTATCATAATATTGTTTACAAAAATCCCAACTGTAAGTCTTTTTAAGTTCGTTCAAATCCCCATCAACTGATTGATAAAACTCTAAAGCATCATTTGCTCCTTTAATACTATCAGCACCATATTTACCATTGCCAACAGTGAGCCATATATTTAAACGCTCTTTACTCATCTTATCTAAGAAAAATTCAACATAATAATTTAATTTTATACATTCTCTAAATGCAGTTCTCCAAGTACTATAATTATCTGTATCTCCTGTTGCTGTACCAGATATTAAATCTACTACTTGGTGTGGATCATGCATAGTAAAATCTAAAGAATTCCCATTGTTATTAAGAACTAAGTTCTTGTTATAGAGTACCATACCTTGATGACCATATGTGAGCCCAGTCACTGGATTTATAGCATTAAAAATATAATGCTTAGGAATCTGTAATCTGTCAGGTTGATAATTAAAATTAAAAGATTTGTCTATTTTAAGTTTACCAGGAACAACAAAAAACCATGGTGTAGTGCTTAATGTCGCGGCCGCTTTCAGTGCTTCAGTTCTTCCATTTATATTTTTAATCCTATTTAACTTATTGCTAGAATTATTGATGAATTCTTGCAAAAAATTATAATTGCTTTCAGCACACAATTCTTGGTTACTAACAAAAATAATATCCATAGTACTGGGATCAAATAATTTTTTACTTCTTACAATATAAGGATAATCATATAATTCAGTTTTAACATAATCATTTGCTAATTTTGGTATAATAACTCTTGACCCACCTTCTACGGTTATAATTATATTTTTTTCAGTATTAGACCATAAATTCATAGGTTCTTCATCACAACGAGTTAACAAACAATCATTAGTTTTAAATACTGCGTAGGGAAAATTATAATCAAAATTTTTAAAATTAATGTGTGTTTCTTCTGTTATAAACTCGGGAGGAGATATTCGCTTAACAGTTTGATGATTGTTAAAATTAATCTTTACGTAATCACTTAAACGATTCATCTCATTCAACATGACTTTTAACTTATTAACATCAACTAAAAATGTATCCCCAAACTTTTGTTTGTCACTAGGAAAAACATGTAATTGATCTTTTGCAAAAGGATCACATACATAAGAAAAATCAAAATCTGTGTAATCACATACTGAACTTATTACCCAAATATAATGATCTCTTTTCTCAGGTAATAACTTACAAACTTTTTTAAAAGTTTCTAAATAACTACCCTCATATTTTACAATTAATAGTTCTTTGTCATTTAACTTATTTGTGATAGATATATCATTTCCATGATCAATAAGCACGGTATCATATAAGACATTAACAGCTTTAGCTCTCTTAGTTTTTACAAAATTTAAACAAGATAAATGTTCTATGATTTTTACGTATTTAGTGTCTTCAACAAATGTCTCTTTGTTTATTAAGTAAGTATTGCCCCAATGGCTCCATTGTGTACCAAACACATGAACCATTTTTTCTTGCCATGGACTTGGATAAAAGTCAAATTCAAAACCATTATAATCCAATTCACTGCTTACTATCCAAAACAATTTTGTTTGTGATTTATTGATACATCGATTTATAGTATCGACCCAACTATTTATATATCGTGTTTTTTGTATGTTTGGATATCTATCTTTAAGGTGTTCATATCTATCATTGCTTTCTTTATTCCCTTTATCAACAAAAAACATACTTAAATTTGTTTCAGCAGTAACTATATTATCTGTAACATAATTGTATTCGCGGTGTCCTAATACATACATGGGTCCATTCACATAATATGTATGAGTGTTTTTACTATATTGATTACCAAATACATTAATATGTCTAAAGTTTTCTTCGTTCGGACGCCAACTAAAATCAAATTTATCATAGTTTAAGTCAGGGTTCAGTGCCCAAAAAACCTCGTCAGGATGCTCATTGATCAGTTGTTCCAGTGTGGTATTAATATAATAACGATTAATAATTTGCTTATTGTTTGTACCATCTCGCTTCATTAAAACTACTTCTGTTGCCTCGGGAACTGTATACCTTGGGCCGTTGTTTTCCCATTGGTATATCTGTGGTTGACTAAATGGGTTTGGTCTCCAACTAAAATCAAAAGTTTCTAAATCATCATTGTTACTAATAGACCAATATTTAAAAATTGTTTGAGGAACGGCAACAGGAAAATCTAAATATTTTCTTTCGGTTGCACCTTCACAATGGTACTCTATAGTAGGTTCTGTTTTAGCATCATTCCATTTATTACCAAATACATATATTAGTGCAGGTTCTCTTGGGTCTGGTCTCCAACTATAATCAAAACTTTCAACAGGAATAAGTTGTTTCCAATGCTTTTCTGTGTTGGTTGGTTTTAACTTAGCAATAATATCTGTTATATACTTGTAATCAGTAGCGCCTGGTACATGATATTCAACCGTGTGTTCTAATTCTATAGGATTCCATTGATTACCGAATACGTAAATATAAGGACTACTATGCGGGTTTGGTCTCCAACTATAATCAAAACCAGTCACTGGAATTAATGTCTTCCAATTTTCTTGTGTAGGATTAACCTTAGCGATAATATCAGTTATATATTTTCTATCGGTAGCCCCGGGGGTATGATACTCTACAGTAGGCTCAGTCATTGCATCATGCCATTGGTTGCCGAATACATAAATGTAGGGAGGGCTTCCTGGGTCAGGTCTCCAACTATAGTCAAAATCCACTGTATTAATTAATACTTTATAATTCTCAATGTTTGGTATAGTTTTAGCTACTTTATCGTTCATATATTTTCGTTCAGTAGCGTTTAGACAATGATATTCAATAGTAGGTTCTACTTGAGCACTGTTACTTTGATTACCCCAAACATAGATATAAGGAGGTTCACGTGGATCAGGTCTCCATGCAAAATCAAAACTAGTTTTATCTACGGGTATGAGTATTTTATACTTGTCCCATTCAGGAGTTACTTCAACGTCACCCATATACTTACGCTCAATAGCATTAGGGCAATAATATTCAATCGTAGGAAGTAATTCCCCAGGTATATATTTGTTACCCCATACATAGATATAATCAGGCTCTCTAGGATCAGGTCTCCACGTAAAATCAAAATTACTTACTTGTTGTGTAATTTTATAATTTTCACTTAGTGGGATAACTTCTACATTCCCCACATATTTTTTATCAGTTGCTCCTGGAGTATGATATTCTAGTGTAGATTTTAGTTCAGCCGAGATATGTTTATTACCCCAAATATAGATATAAGGAGGTTCACGTGGGTCAGGTCTCCATGTTAAATCAAATTTAGTTTTATCAATCGGTTGTATTTCTACCCAACGATTAAACTCAGGTATAACTTCAACATCACCCATGTATTTTCTTTCAATAGCACCTTCACAATAATATTCTAATGTAGGTAATATTTCGGCTGGTACATATTTGTTACCCCAAGTATATATGTATGCAGGTTCTCTTGGGTCAGGTCTCCATGATAAATCAAACTTACTTACATCAATAGTTTGTGTAATTTTCCAATTATTTTCGGGAAGAACATCAACAACACCCATGTACTTTCGTTCAACCGCATTAGGAGTATGATATTCAATTGTTGGTTGCAACTCACCAGGAATATACTTGTTACCCCATACATAGATGTACGGAGGTTCACGTGGATCTGGTCTCCATGTCAAATCAAAACTCTCTGTTACTTGCTGTACTATATTCCAACGTTCGTATTCAGGTTCTACTTCAACTTCCCCAACATATTTTTTCTCAGTGGCATTGGGTGTATGGTACTCTATTGTAGATAGTAACTCCCCTGGAATATGTTTATTACCCCATACATAAATATATGCAGGTTCTCTTGGATCTGGACGCCAACTCAAATCAAAGTTTTTAGGTTGTTGAATTATATTCCACCGTGATGTTTCTGGAGTCACTACAACATCACCCATGTATTTTTTATCAACTGCATTAGGCGTGTGGTATTCTATCGTTGACTGCAACTCACCGGGAATATACTTATTACCCCATACATATATATAAGGAGGTTCACGTGGATCAGGTCTCCAACTTAAATCAAATAATGTTTTATCTATCGATTGTATTTCTACCCAGCGATGTAACTCAGGAAGCACTTCGATATTGCCCATATACTTCCGTTCTGTTGCGTTTGGACAATGATATTCTAGGGTAGATTCTATCTCAGCAGGAATATACTTATTACCCCATACATAGATATAAGGAGGTTCACGTGGATCAGGTCTCCATGACATATCAAATTTAGTCCTATCAATTAATTGATTTTCTACCCAACGTTCAAATTGAGGTAACACTTCAACTAGTTCAGACATGTATTTTATTTCTGTAGCATTATCACACGTATAAGTTATTGTCGGTTCTAACTCACTTGCTATCCATTTATTTCCCCATACATAGATATAAGGTGGTTCACGTGGATCAGGTCTCCATGTTAAATCAAAAGTTGTTTTATCTATTTTAGCATATTCATGCCATTTTTCACGTTCAGGTAATACTTCAATATTACCCATATATTTACGTTCTATAGCACTAGGTGTGTGATATTCTAATGTAGGTTGTATTTCTGCTGGTACATATTTGTTACCCCATACATAGATATATGGATCTTCATACAAGTTATCTGGACGCCATGTCAAATCAAACTTTGTTCTGTCAATTTTTTGATATTCATGCCAACGATCCCATTGTGGTTCAAGATCAACAACACCCATATACTTACGTTCTATAGCACTAGGTGTGTGATATTCTAATGTAGGTCGTTCTTCACCTGAAATATATTTGTTTCCCCACACATAAATGTATGCAGGTTCACGTGGATCTGGTCTCCATGACATATCAAATTTTGTTTTATCTACTTTAACATACTCATGCCATTTTTCATATTCAGGTAATACTTCAGCAACACCCATATACTTCTTATCAGTGGCACCAGGTACATGATACTCTATAGTTGATTGTATTTCTCCTGGAATATATTTATTACCCCATACATAGATATATGGTTCGTCACGTGGGTCTGGTCTCCAACTAATATCAAACTTATTTTTGTCAACTTTAATGTATTCTTTTAAACATTCACTAGGTAACAATTCGACAATGTTTTCCATATACTTTATTTTTGTAGCATTTTCAACATGATATTCTAATACATGCTTAAATTCTACAGGGAAAAACTTGCATCCCCAATGGTATATATACGGAGGATCAGTAGGATCAGGATGCCAACTAAAATCCCATTTACTGGTATCAACATTATCAAGTAGTTTCCAATGTCCACTAACCAACTGTTTACGTTTAATAGGATTTACATCGGCACGATAAATCAATATATCACTATGCTCTTTTGGACATAACCATGTGCCACTATCTTTTTGATGTGTACTTGGCCATATGTTATTATGATCTTGTGCCCATACATCTTCATCAGGTAAGTAATCAAAATCAAATTCCCAATCAAAGTCTTTATAATCACAAAATTCATTGATTATCCAAAAATGCTCAGTGACAGACTGCTGTCTAGCATCAGCTAAGTTTTTTGCGAACTTTTCTCTTGGGTGTACGTTGGGTTTGTTGCCGTAATAAAAAACATCTCTAATCATAAAATATACTTATGAATAGACTTTTACTCCATATAGTTTTTCAAAACGATCTGCATCAGTTCTATCATTGACCATTGGTTCACCACGTATATTAAGTGAAGTGTTTAATAACATTGGACATTCAGTTAGGATGTACCATTTTTCTAATAATTCACGTATTCCTGTATTATCTTTACCTACGGTTTGCACTCTGCTCGTCCCATCATGGTGTATAATTGCAGGAAACAACTCTGGTTTCTTACACTTTGCAACTACCTGCATATAAGGACTTGTATTAAATCCGTTAGGCATTACAAAATATTGATCAACATATTCTTCTAAAATAACTGGTGCAAATGGTCTAAACTTTTGTCTACGTTTAATTTCATTGACCTTATCTTTAATTTCTTGACCACGTGGATCTGCCAATAAACTACGATTGCCTAATGCCCGTGGGCCAAACTCTGCACGTCCATTAGCAACTCCTACTATTTTATCTTTTAACAATCCATCTATAATCTGATTGGTCGGATATGATCCCTTAATGTCATAACCTAAAAATGCGTTAATCCATTCTACTCTTTTCCTATAACCCAATGCAGCGGCGCCTAAACTACTACCAGCATCACCTGGATTGGGCATAATCCAAATGTTATCAAAAAAGTTTCCTAAATTGCGATTGGCTAAACAATTTAACGCTACACCTCCACCATAAACTAAATTATTGCTATTACCTAAATGTTTTGCTTTACTAATTACAAACTCTATAAGTTGTTCGGTAACCATTTGTGCACTACTTGCTATATCCATTACGTCTGCATCAGGTAAAAAACTTTCATCACAGCCAATATGTAGATTAGTATTAAATTCAATGTTACTAACATTATCAAAAAACTTTAGCATATCACCTGTGTATTTAGGAGTCCCGTATGCACTCATACCCATCAATATATATTCTTCGTCTAATGGTTTTAATCCAACCTTTTGTGTCATTGCGCTATAAAACAATCCTATACTATTAGGATATTTTTTTGAATATAATTTTTTATAACGTGCATACCCATCTATGTCATAATAAGCTTTCCATATAGATATGCAATCAAGTTCTCCAATAGCATCGATAATAACTACAGTGGCATCATTAAATGGACTGGTTTGAAACCCCGCAGCGGCATGACTTAAATGATGATTATGTGCGTAAATTCTTTGAGGTTTAATCGTTTCTAGATACGTTTTACCTATTCTAGTTTTCACTGTTTCAAAATCAACAGACTGACCTGCAATAAGTTGCCTTAAAGAAGTAAATATTGGTCTTTCATAATAATGAATTGTAGATTGGTCTGTTGCATAATTCAATAAATCATTAACTAGTCCAACTGATAAATCTTTATCGTGTTTTATTTTACTATAACGCTCACTATGCCCTGCAAAAAGTATATTGCCGTTTTCATTTATTATACTAGCTGCTGCATCATGAAATCCGTTGCTGATACCAATAAAATTCATTTTTCATATATTTTTGATAATTCAAAATCGATTATACACCCGTTTAAATAAGGTTCAATATGATTGATTTTTTCATGAAGTTTCTTGCCGATTTTAATATTATCTTCATAACAAAAATGATTATGTATCAGACAGGGGTCACACGAATGAAGCTTTTCGCATATTTTTTGAATACTGTATAAATCTTCTACACTTGTAATTCCATTTTTAAACTTATAGTTCCTAGTATCCTCTTCGAAACAAAAAAAATGAATAACATAAGGTATGTTATAAGTTGTAAGCGCATTATCTAATTCTTCGTACCATTTAATGTTAGCCCAAAGGTGAAAATCAAAATTAAAATAGTTTTCATACCACGTAGTAAAAACTTTATCGCCGCTTCTATATCCTCCAAATTTGTTATCCTTGCAAGGATATCTATAGTAGGAAGTATGACATAAAATAAGAAGGTCAGGAACTTTCTGTGAAATTTCTTCATGAAACAAATTTCTTACTGGCCAAAAAGAATTACCAGGGTATCCGGCGCCCCTTAGGTCAGCCATAAAACATTTATTTAAAACGCCAAGCCAAGAATTGTTTGGGTCCCTGTCTGTGGCAAAACTATCACCTATTATTAATATATCTTTTATATTAGTCATGTTATTTATAAATAAAAGGATCTCTTTTTTTAATTTCTCTAAGCTTTTTCCGAAATTTATATTCTCTTATTAGTTTACCAAAGAGAGCTTGATAAATTTTTTTTAGGTAATGTTTCATATTATTTTCTCAGAATAAGAGTATTTATAGCTAAATAAATTTTATATGAATATTTTATTAATTGGATCTAATGGATACATAGGATCTGAACTTTATAAAAAGTTGTTAGAAAATTACAACGTGACTGGAATTGATATTAATTGGTACGGAACGATCAATGATTCAATCCCAATGGACTACAAAAATATAGATAGTAGTTTTTTAAAACAATTTGATAGCATAATCCTGCTAGCAGGACATAGTAGTGTTAAAATGTGTGATGGTCCTATTCAAGCGAGCTATAAAAACAATGTATACAATTTTTTAAATCTAGTAAAAAACTGTAGTAAACATCAAGTTATAATTTACGCTAGCAGCGGAAGCATTTACACACATAATGATGACAATCTATTTTTACCTACCAATAATTATGATTTAACAAAGTATATATTGGATTTGCACAGCCAACAATTTATGCAAGAACGAACTATTATAGGGTTACGATTAGGTACTGTTAACGGACATAGTCCTAACTTACGCAATGAATTAATGATAAACGCAATGGTTAGATCAGCTACAACACAGCAGAAAATTACTATTAATAACGTAAAAGTAAGACGCCCAATATTGGGTATTAATGATCTTACTAAAGGAATCAATAAAATTTTATTAAAACCGGTAACCGGAATATACAACCTATGTAGCTTTAATAGCACTGTAGAAGGTATAGCACAAGATATTTCAAAAAAATTAAATGTACCCATACAATATGAAATTGATACTAGTAATCCATATGATTTTTATTTTGATAACATAAACTTTGAACAAACTTTTGATTTTAAATTCAAGGATTCTGTAGCAACAATCGTAGAAGATTTACTTAATAATACACCTATTATAACAGGTGATAGAAATAATTTTATAAATTACTAAATGAAAAAAATTACAAAATGTTTAGCCTGCGGTAGTAAAAATATACACAAGTCATTAGATTTAGGAAAACAACCCTTAGCTAACAACTATTTAAAAAAAGTGGATGATACTGATAACCTCTATCCACTTTGTGTAAATTTATGTCATGATTGTTATCATTTACAACTGACACACATTGTTGATCCGTCTATAATTTATGAAAATTATCTTTATGTAAGCGGAACTACACAAACACTACGTGATTATTCAAAATGGTTTGCAAACTTTGTAAATGAAACTATTACAAAAAAATACAATAGTATACTAGATATAGGGTGTAACGACGGAACACAACTTAACTACTTTAGAGACTTGGGTTACAATACATTTGGTATAGACCCAGCCAAAAATTTATATGAAACAAGTTCATTACATCATACCATTACATGTGATTACTTTAAGAAAAATATATATAAAACAATAAACCAAACATTTGATGCAATCACTGCCCAAAACGTTTTTGCACACAATCCTAATCCTTTAGATTTTTTATTGGAATGTAGAAAATTAATGGGAGAACATAGTTTATTGTTTATACAAACTAGTCAAGCTAACATGGTTTTAAATAATGAGTTTGATACTATATATCACGAACATATTAACTTTTTTAATATCAATAGTATGAAAAAATGTGTTGAACGGGCAGGATTAGCATTTGTTGACGTTATTAGAACTCCAATACATGGTACTAGTTACGTGTTCATTTTAGGTATTAAGAATGGCAACCATTATAGAATTCAAAATGCTATAGCGTGTGAACAACTTGATAACTTGACTATATATCAACATTGGGAAAACACAATAAAAACTAACATGCAATATTTGCAAGAAACATTGGTTACATATCGCAAAGATTATAAAATTATTGGGTACGGAGCAGCAGCTAAAGGTAACACTTTACTAAATTATATCAAAGTAAAGCTTGATTATATCATTGATGATAATGAGTTGAAACAAGGAACTTATACCCCGGGAATGAAAATTCCAATTGTGTCTATTGATATATTAAATAATATTGATGAAAAGATTTTGTTTATTCCATTGGCTTGGAACTTTTTTAATGAGATACGTTATAGAATCAAAAAAGTAAGACAAAATGATAATGATCGTTATATAAAATATTTTCCAAAGGTACAAATTGATGTTTAAATTTCCAGTAATAGAGTTAGTTGATAGATATTGTATAGCCAAACTTAAGTTTGACAAATTAGGTAATAATAAAGAAGAACTTGATTTTTACATAGATCAAGTAAAACAAATTGACTTGTCCAAAATAGACACAGAATTAAAAAGACTTTACGAAGTACATAAAGCTGTATGGGAACTTGAAGATGATTTCAAAAAATACCGTGTTGAAAAACTATATAGTTTGGAAGAAGTAGGACGTAGAGCTTTACATTTGCGTGACATAATGGAAGAAAGATACCATCTTAAAAATATTATTGCAGAAAAATTAAATGACTCGGTAAAAGAAAGAAAAAACTACGGGAATATTTTGGTGATATGAAAAAAATGATTGTCTGCGGTGATAGCTTTATGACCGCAGTTCCAAATTTTAGTGATTTAACAGGCAAGCATTTTTGTCAAATTCTTGCTACCAAATTGAATTATGATATTGAATTTTTTGCAAGAGAAGGAATGAGTAATGGGGGCATAGCATTACAGATAAAATCAGCTATTAAAAGAAACCCAAATCTAATACTAGTAGGAACTTCTCATTTTGATAGAATAGAATTTCCTATAGGCGATACTCCTGAGAATGTTGATTTTGATGTTACTCACATCCAATATTGCCATTATAATAGTATAAGCACATATTATGATTGGCATAAAAATCCTTTACTAGTTTCTTCAAATTTGCATGAGTTTATTACTAATGACAAAAAAACTTTTAAAACATTTGGTAAAAGAACTTTAAATAATATAGAAAATTCTAGTGAAAAACAAGAAGCACTTTTTAAATATTTTACATGGTTATATTATCCAAGTTGGAAGAAACAATTAGATAAGTGGACTATGTATGCTATTTTACATGAATTGCACGAATCAAATATTCCGTATATAATTTGTTTTGATTTATTAAATGTTATTGACAATATTTCTTGGATACCAATAGCAAAAAAGGCTATTAAGAATAATATAGCAGATTTAGTAAATATTGATAATGCTTGGGGAAGAAACCCTATACAAGGACCTGAGATTGCACATACCAGCATACATTGTCAAGAACAAATAGCCGAATTACTCTTAAACAATTTACCTGAATATGTTTAACTGTGTAAATGATTGACTATATTGGTGCTGTTTAATTTCCAATAGTTTTTTAAAATTATATTCTATATTAGGTCTACACTTATTAAGTAAATCTACTAGTAAATGTGTAGGTAGGTTATTAATTCTTTCTATTTCCATTATAACTTTTTCTTGTCTTACATTTGAATCAGTTATAGAGTCAAAGGTTTCATCAATAAAAGGATGAAAAGTTTTAAAACCTAATTTTCTTAACCATTCGTATGAACCAGCTACTCCAAAAATTATAAATGGTTTTTTACAAGCAATTGCTTTACCTGTTTTTTCAGTTATAAATATCATTTGTTCTTCTATATGTGACTCTAAAACAATATTAATATAACTACGTTTAATCAATTTGAATACTTCTAAAGAAAAAACATCATTAATATGCTGGCCTACCAAATAAGGCATGTTATCAATCCACTTAGTAATGTAATCTTTTTTGGGTGAATTGTTTACAAAATCCAAATTTTTCAATATTGTTTTGTCATGTTCTCGTTCAGCTACAATAGGTAAAAACGGCTCTATATTACTAAATGTATAAACAAAATCATCCAATAAATTATTTTCAATTAACTTTACAAAAAAATGTAGTCTCCATGGTCTATACGATCTTATACATAAACTAAACTTATTTGTAATATTTTCTTCTGCTTCGTATATTGGGTTTTGGTCGATCAACAAATGGTTCCTAGCTTCAATATTAACTTCCCCTATTCCTCTATCTTTTAATGCAGTCTTAAACTGTTCAACTTGGTTCATATCTAACATTATAAAATATAATTGCGACGGCAACATCTGAAAATTGCTTATAATTTCTTTTAAAATATCAGCATAACCATTTATATAAGAAGGTGACCAATCATGAATAATAACTAACTTAGAAGTTTTATCAATTTTAAAAAAGTCTTTTACTGTATTAAGAATATAATCAATTTGATCAAAATGTGCAAGTATTATTGAATTGTTACAAGGATACCATTTTATCAAAGGTGTTACAACCACATCATCTTTAATACAGTAAGGCTTCATATTTGCAAATACGGTGTACATTAATTTAAATTTATTGAAAAATCTTTATATTTTAATAAAGTTTTAAAGTTATGCATACAAATTGGCATACAAAAATTTATGAATTCATTAGTCTCATCAGGTGTTAAATTACATAAACGTCTTGTTTCTTCAAAAACAGCATAAATTCTGTCTGAATCATCGGTAATATCATCATATGATTCATTTATATACGGATGAAAACTTTGAAACCCTAAATATTTAAATAATTCTAAAGATTTAGGAACTGCTAATAATATAAAAGGATGCAGACAAAGTACTGGTTTAAAAGTTTTTTCACTTAAAGCCCTACCTATCCCAAGATGTCCATCTGCACTATGTCGCAACATACAAAGTGTTTCTGTGACTACACTAAAATATGTATTGACATAATAATCTGTTTTATTTTCTATGTATCCTGACTGATTACGGGCAGTCTTTAATGTAGAGTCTAACCAAATTGGACCTAGGGAAGTAACCTTATCTTCATTGTTAATTATATCTTGTATTAATTTACTGTCAGGTCTAAAATTATTTTTCATTCTTCTAAAATATTCTGTTCCTGAAAAATGAACATTACCGTTCATGTTAGTGTTATAGCTTACGTGACCAAATTGTAATAAATTGTGTATATTAAGTAAATTTACAAAGCCTACTCTATGCGGTCTATCAAATCCATTAAATGAAATAAATTTTTTTGTATAAGTTTTTTTTGAATTGTGGGATTCTAATAAAGTTGGTAAATTATGGATGGCATAGTTCCGTGCTGTTAATAAAAATTCACACATATAAATTACTTTTATCTTATTTTGATTATATTTGTGACTGACGAAATCAATTTCTTTAACAATATCAAAACTGTTAGTTAATAAAATGATGTTTTCAGCTGGTATATTATCCCTTATCACTACATATTCATATATCTCATCAACTATAGAATGATATGCTTCTTGATTATTGCATAGTATAAGTTTTACTTCACCATTTTGAATTTTTTTAAAAGTATCGGAATCCGTTAATGTACTTATTGGGTGCCAATAAAAAGCATCACCATGTAAAAATTCTACATACCAATAATTATCGTTAGACCAATTATGTAGCTTAAAATATAAATGATGATGCCCTTGATCTTTAATTTGTCGTATCCGTATAGGGTGATGATCATTTTTAAGTCCCCAAGACATAATATGTACAAAATCATCCTTATTAATTATAGACATATTATATAATTATTTCAGCACTTGAGTATACTGGAGTATTATCAATGTTACAAACTATTCCTTCTGTTTCGCTATTTAATACAAAGTATTGTGTACCTAATAGTTCGATATACAAATCAGTATAATTGATTATAAATTCTTGCTTTTTATTTGGTATTTGTTTGTCAAGCGTATTTAAGAAATTAATCGCATCATTACTAGTAAAAAATTGAGTAGTCAATGTACTCAATAATGATTCGTATATTTTCTTAAGTAGTGTCATATCATATTTGTTTTCATACTTAACAAATACTTTTTCTAGTTCATTTACTGCTTTGACTTTAAGTGGATAAGCACTTCTAAATACATCTAAACCTTCGATATTTTGTAATACTTGCCAATATAGGTGATTGAAATATCCTTCACTTTCTATAAAATCATAATATTCCATAATATTAAAAGCTGAATATAAACAATATAAAGGATGTGTGTCAATATTAATTACTTTTTTATAACTCAAATAATGCAAGTTATCTAACAGTTGATACCAGCTTCCTCCATGTCTAACATACTCAAATCTTTTACCTATAGTTTCAAAACTAATACCCCAAGATACATTTGGATTTTCTAACAATTTTTGTGCTACCGCATTTTTTTCCAAAGGCTGTGTTAAATTTGTAAGAATGTAAATTGGTACTGAGTTTGGAATAGTATCTAATAATCTAATGTTAGGTTTCTGTAACAGTGGCTCACCTCCTAAAAGGTTTATATTATTTAGATGTTGTTTATGATCTTCAATAAAACTAAAAACTTTAAACTCTGCGTCATCCTTATTAGCATTTATTCTAATACCTTTTATTTCAGCCCATTTAGAACTAAAATATTCATAACAATAATTACAGGTTAAGTTACAGGTATTACTCCATCTTAAATCTAGTTTTTCTAATCTGAAAAATTTTTCATCGGCGTTTTTAAAATCATCAATTCTATATGTCGTTCCAGTTCTTTCAGTTCTAGCACCTCTTGATTCAAGTTCCTTACATTGACTACACATAGGATGCCATTCATTATTAATTATACTTTTTCTAATAGAAGTAGAAATATCACCTTGTAGTATTTCCTCAACTGTATTATTATTGATGTTTCCTAAATCTCCGCGTAGACTACAACAAGGTCTTAATCCACCGTCACTGCCCAAGAATAACCCACTAAATGGTAGACTACAAAATGTTTCTTTGTTCATATTAAAAAGTTTTCCTTAAAAGATTCTGCTATACGCTCTGCAAACTTATCCTGTATTTCTACTTTTGGATGAATAAATCCATGTTGATTTTCTTTCTTATGCCATTCTAATGGAGGCCATCCGAAACTCATATCCTTGTTAATTATGCATTCAACTTTATTGATGTTTTGTGAAACCATACAAAAATCAACATTTTTATTCATATCAAAAGTAAAGTTTTCATTAAATGTACTATGCACATATTGCCCGTATAAATTTAAATTAGAAGCCTTACGTAACCAATCAAAGTGTAAAATATCTATATATAATTCATACGCAGTAAAAAAATCATTGACAAAATTTTCTATAAAAAGTTTTCTCATGTCTTTATTAGGCCATCGTTGGTCATTCTCATTGTACGTAAGGCTTTCATGTAAACCCAATTCTGTAAAATAAAATAACCTTTCTTTTGAAGTAAATCCTAATATAACTAAATCTCTTTCACTAACACGATTATTTTTTATATCTTTTTCCAACATGTATATATTTTCACGATTGGATGAGCCTGGTTTACTTCTATTAATAACTGGTTTATTTAAGAATTTTCCAAATGTACTTATCCAACTTCTATCATTTTCTAGTTTACTTCGTAATATACTGTTATCTTTATCATAGTATTTTGCATAGGTTTTATAAAATTTTTCATATCCTAAGCTACGTTTTTCTTGATCTACTTGTTCAACAGTCATATTAGGAATAAAATCATGATCTGCTAGTTCCGAACCCCAAGTAAAACTACATCCATATGCAACTATTCGTTCAATTTTTTTTAAATCACACTTCATGCTCTGTCCTTTGTATATTTATAGCCAATTACCTGTATTTTTATGACTGCTTTAGAGAAAATATCTTTTTATAACCTGTTATATTATTCATTATTAATAAAGTACTTTGATATATTTAATGCATACTCTTGGTGAGCCTCTAATGTGTAATGTCCAAAAGCATGCATATAATTTGAGTTGATTTGTTCATCAATTATAAAATTTTTTTCTAATACCATTGTTATTACCTTAGTAAATAAGTTTTTTAAGTATGGTTGTTTGATATCTCGAACTACAATATTCAAGTTAAAATTATTAAAACAAAAAATTACATTTGACCTAATTGAATTGATAAGAACGATTGTTTTTATATAATTTTGATAACATGTATAAGGGGTTAAAATATCAAGCAATATTAAATAATCTTTGTTTTCCTCAACCAAAGACTTTAGTTGTTTGTTCACAATGAAATTATCTTCGTCAAAATAAACTAATCGTTCAGGAGGCGGCATACCAATAAAAATTGTGTCATCCGTCTGATTACGAAGAATTTGAAACAAAATAAAATCTAAACTATTTCCTCGTTTTGCATAATTTTTAAATGGTTTACCTATCATATTAGCCAAGTGTGCAGCATAACTATTTTGTTTTTCTTTAAACTTTAAATGAGGTTCTTTAATTCTAATTTCCTTTATATAACTTTCAAAATTTGTTTTTTTGTACTCATTACATTCTTGGTAACTCATATTTAATACTATATGATCAATTAACTCATGCCCTTGAGTATGGCTACACCCATAAAAATTAAAAGAATTAATATCGTTTAAATTTATTTTTTTCATTTAATTTTACATGTCGAATCTTTAACATCTTCAACAAACTTGCTACGCATTTTCATTTTGTCATTTGTTTCATGTGTGAAAATTTTGTCAATACGTGAATTTTTTCCACATATTTCTGAACAATACGCCAATTTTCCTTCTTTGACACTGGGTTTTGTCCATGTATCTGCAAACACACGATCCAAGTGACCTTGATCAAGAATTTGTTCTAGTGTATGTTCTTCTAAACTGAACTTATCCCAACCATAATCATTCATTGCCTTGTGTAATTGCAAGCTTTGTGTATCTGTATGCTTACCATTTAAATGTGTGCCTATATAACAACAAGGCATTACTCTACCAAAATTATCAACAAAAATTTCACGTCCTTTATTATGCCATACATATGACTTACAACTTATTTCACAACTATCATATTTTTCAAAATTTTCATTATTAATTCTGTCAGTGTAAACACTTTCGACCATTGTTTGATAATCTTTTCCTGATTGTTTATTAGCTTTTAGTTGTCTATAATAATCTAAATCAAATTCATATGCTTTTCCTAGCAGCGAAGCTATTGGATTTTCTAGATTTCTATTTTTAGGATTAGTAGGAGCTTCAATCCAGTAATCAATTTTTCCATCTTTATTTAATACAGACATTTGTGTTAAATATTCACCGTTATCAACTCCTAAAGCCTTTTTAGGAACAAAATCTCTAAATTTCAATTCTTTAGAAAAATTATAAGCGTCTTCAATTTGATGTTCGTTATGCTTAAAAATCAAATAATCCCAAACAGCATAGCCACCTTCATTGACAAAGGCTTTAACATTATCAATTAATATTTTCCAATCAACGTTTCTACGATAAAGATGATTAGTACTTTCTAATCCATCTATGCTAAAAACGATTTCCCAATGCGGATCTCCTGGTCTATCTAGATTATGTAATGAAAAAAGCTTGCCCATTTCTGCCCACCAATTTGGCCTACGCATCCCACCGTTGGTATTAATCCTTACAGCAGTAGATTTTGAACAATCATGTATATATTGACAAATTTCTAGTGTATCTCTTGCAGTGCATGGATCTCCATGTACACCACAGAATAAAATTAAATGGCATTTTTTAATAATATTTGGTGGGAAATAACTTTTAAATTTATCTAGTGTTATTTGACCTATTTCTAAATCAGGTCTTACATGAGGACTATTGTTATAAAATCTTACGCACATAGGACATGCAGCGTTACACCCATTGGTCAATTCTATATGCATTTGAGACAATAATTTTTTATCCCAAAAAATTGTCATAATGTTTTCCTATTTGTTCGTAATATTCTGCAAAAGTTTTACTAAAACTTTGTTCTCGGTATACGTCATGTTTATGCACAGTTAATCCTAACTCTTTCCATAATTTTTCACTTGATTCTCCATTTTCAATAAATCCAATGATTCCAGGTAGTTGATACCAAGCATTGAGATATTCTTTAGGTATAGTGTTAAGTTGTTCGATTACTTTAATTTTAATACTATTTGGCAACTTACTAATGTTATGTATATCAGGATAATGTACTAAATTTAAATACATTCCAAAATCATTAAAGTTATCATAATATTCTTTAATAATTTCTGGCAAATAAAAAATATTTAAACTACTTAATGTTATACACCAGCTTAATGACATGTTCTTATTGAGAAGATTATGATTTCTAGCTTTAACCATATTACTTTTTACTTCATTCCAATCAGCAGGAAATCTCATATAAGTAAACCTATCGTTTATTCCATCAATACTAAAACTTAGATTTACCTCTTTAAATGATTCCCATAAATTAACTTCATTTGGCCAATTTGTACCATTGGTATTATAGTGTAATTCAATATCTTTACTGTAACCTTTCTCTACACATATTTTTAAAATTTCCCACATCTTTTTGCTAAGAAAGGGTTCTCCACCATAAAAATCAAATTGCTTTATTGTATGCAAATTATTTTTTAAATCTTCCCAAAACATACTATCTTCATCATAAGTTTGGTGATACCTTTTCATGCTTTGGCTGTAGACTTTAAACGTAGTATTATTTTTATGATTTAATTCATAGTCTTCTTTCATCCAAGTTGAACTGATTGAAGGATGACATGTTCTACATTTAATATTACATGTGTTGCCTAAATTTAATTCAAATTTTGCTAATCCGTTAAACGGCTTACCGTTATTCCATTCTATATTATGAAAATATTTATGGTTATCTCTTAACCGTTTGCTTTTCCTACCACCATCTTCTTCTTGCCAACATAGTGTACATGCTTCATGACGAACACCATTGTTCAATGCATTTCTAATTTCAATAGATGGTTTGCTATTAAAATTGTCATATATATTTGTATCTGTCAAATTCCATGGTTTAGATTTGTCCATATGCATATAATTATGTCTAATCATACAACACATTTTAGTTGAACCATCATTATTTGCACTCATACCATGAAATGCATTAACACACCAAGAATGTTTATTATTTTCTGTTATCATTTATCGTAATTATCGTAAATATTTTTACAGAAGTAATAAAAATTAGTATATTCAGGAAATGTTTTTAAAAGACTAGTCCCTAATCTTTTATCATTTTCTGTAAAGAAACTGTAAAAATCTCTCCTTCCTCTTCTAATCATATCATCTGTAACAGGATTTTCTTTCATATAATTTGTAACTCGTTTAAATTTTTCAAATTCTACTGCATGAAAGTGTTCTGGATTAGTCTCAATGAATTGTAATTTTCTATCCATATGTGGCATAAAGTCTTCAGTAAGAATATTAATCATCCAATGCGGTGGTTCTTTTAAATAAGGAGTATCAAATGCCACACTATGTTTCCCAAACTCTTTACGCCATTCAATAACTTTATGTAATAGTTTTTCAAAATTTGTTACGCATAAAACATTAAAAGTGCACATTAAATTAATTGTTGCTCCAGTTGTCATAATGGCTTTCATGTTTCTTTCCCAATGGTCACATTTAAGACCTGTACGCATATATTCTGCTTGCTCACCCCAACTTTCTATACTAGTAAAAAAGCTAAACTTGCGTATTTTATTATTTGCTAATAGTGAATTTACACGTTCAATTACCCTATCAATCTTTTCGAAACTAACTCCTAAATTACTATTAAGTGTAATTTCCAAATTTGGTGCAGGCTCAGTTTCCAATAAATCAAAAAACTGCATAGCACCCGGATTCATTAATGGTTCTCCGCCAGTAATTCTCAAGGTGTGTAAATCATGCCTCAATGAGGGCCACCATTTCCAAAATGCGTCAATATAAGGGTTCGCATCTTTAGGGCCATAGTAGTTTCCTGATTTCAAAAACTCAATTCCATACTGATTATATGTTAAATCATAGTTACCATGTTTTTTAATTTCTTCCATCCACATTGTACTGGCTTGTGGACAGCAATACCCACAGCGATAATTACACCCATTTCCAAAACTTATTTCTAAATACCTAGGGTTTATATTTCTATCCCATGGCATTTCAGCTAATTTTTCAATAAAGGGGTCACTAAAATCACTACTACTATGAATCATTCTATCACTGATATGTTCCCCTGGTAAATCTTCTATGTTCCAACAATAATAACATTCACTTGGTCTACCGCCTTCAAGCATTGTTTTTCTCTGTTGTTTTTTCCAAGATGTATTATGTAATGCGCTAGGATCATCTTGGATTTCATGTAATGGAATATGATGAGGTCTAGGATGATAACAACTATGATTATCACCAGTATGTAAATACAAGGTTTGGTGTAGCCACTTCATAGTACAAAACCCTGAACCTACTTTATTAAGTCTATCTCTTACGCTTTTTATATATGTTACTCTGTTATCCATCGCATTCCTATGAAAAATTTGTTTTTTTGCATAATTCCCATTCATTAACTAATTCAGGAAATATTTCTAAAAAATTTGTACCTCTGCGTTTATCATGCTCGGTCCAATATAGGTAGAAGTTTTTAAGTTGTGTTGTTTTATCAATAGAATTATCTGCTAATACCCAATCTTTTAAACGTTTAACTTTATTTATTTCAAAGTCTTTGAACCCTTTAAATCTATTATGATCGTCTTCTTTATGCTCTAACATATATTCAATAGATTTATCCAATTCAACAACTAGGTTTGGAAATAGCTTAGGATTTAACCATTCAGGTGTGCTTAACATTGGAACATCAAACCATATCAATTGTCTATATGTGCAAAATGATTTTCTTAAGTTATGAATTTGTTTAATATATTCTACCCAACCATTATAGCTTAGTACATTAAATGTCACTATGAATGTTAAACTGTGTTTATTACTATTTTTTAAAAAACTTGTAATGTTTTTGTATAACAAATCAAAATCCATTCCATTTCTTATATACTCTGCTTGTTTACCCCAACTGTCTAAACTACAAAATAACATGAAATGATCAATTGCATCTAAATCAGTTATTTCTTTCAAATCTAACATAAATTTATCCCATTGGCCGGCTGGTGGACAACAGTTACTTGTAATACTTAATTGTAATTTAGGATTAGGATTTTTTTTGATATAATCAAACATTTTAAATGTATTCTTATCCATTAATGGTTCGCCACCTGTCATTCTAAATGTTTCAATACTAGAATATACAGTAGGTAACCACTCCCAAAATGCTAACAAGTAAGGGTTGTCTGGTCTATTATTAGGCATCATGTTTGATTGTTTCATCCAATTCATATCATTATGCCAACGGTCAGCTAAAATAAATGCTCCGTTTTTTTCAATATCCTGCATCCAGGCACTCGATAAATGTGGACTACAGTATGAGCACTTAAAATTACAGGCTTGGTTAAAATTAACTTCTACGTATCTTGGTTTTGCATTGTGCTCGTATCCCAAGCTTAATGCTTCATCAATAATCCCTTCTTTGTATATGTCTTTGCTACGATATGCTCTATCACTTAAATTATTGCTTGTATCTTCTATTTCCCAACAGAAATTACATTCATTTGGACGTTTTCCCTCCAACATCATTTTTCGTTGTTGTTTTTTATATGTTGTATTATGTAACGCACTGCTGTTTATTTTAACCTCTTGCAATGGTATTTCATGTGTGGGAGGATGATAACAACTATGTGTTCTACCTGTAGGAATATGTATACTTACATTAAACCATTTAGCCAAACAAAAACTAGAACTTACGGTATTAAGTTTTTTAAATACTTCCTCACTACTATGTTGATAAAGACTAGCAAACTTTCCATCTACTTTTTTAACTTCGTCTCCTCGTATATTATCAGACATTACCAACCTTCCATTTCACGAACAATATCCATTTCTCTAACAAGTGGTCCGCGATTATATTTGTCAGCATTATAATGTCTTTTAAAGAACTTACTTTGTACACTATCCATTGTGCACATAGGTAAACCTAATTTATCACTTAATGGTAATCCTAGTATTGTTAATTCACGTTCAGGATCTTTATCTTTATATTCTTCCCACATACTAATATAATTATCAAACCATTGAACGTTATGTACGTCCCAATCTGTTAATATTGTCATATAGGTACCCAATCTCGCACCATATATAGCCCAACTTCCATTCTCAACATCCATACCAACATTGTGCCAAATAGTTAAGTTATTTAAATTTCTACTGGACACGTTATCCTTGAACTTATCAATAGTAGGAACAGAACCTCTATCTAAACACATCTTAACACCCTCACGGAATCCTGCACGCCAAGCTTGAAAAGGTGTGTAATTAGGATAAGTTGTACTATAACAATCATACATAGCCCAATATAAGTTATCACTAGAGTTTAAACAAAAATCAGCAATACGTGAAACATCACCTTCATTTTGGTTTTCATGCGTTTTCATATTAGCAACATATTCTTTTGTCCAACTACTCATGCCTCCATTGCCATATCGTAATCCATTAATATGATTAATTGCCTTCCAACGAAATTGTGCTAATTTATAGTTTTTATCTAATCCTGTAAAATCTAATTGGATATTAAAAAAACTTTCCTCTGGCATGTTATCGCCATCAATTAATATAAAACGTTCAGTGTCACTAGCTTCTCCTGCAGCTTTATGTGCAGCATCACTACCTTTAACACCATCTACACGTTTTGCCCATGGAATCATGTTCTTAATCTTTAGCCAAAATTCTTCTTTTTGAGGTTCGTCATAACTCAAATAGATACAATCTAAATCAGCAACATCAATAATATCACAACTCATATGTTTTATATTTCCATCCTTTCTTTTGTTTACAATCCATGCTCACAATAATAGCAATATCATCTTCATGGCAATATACGGTAGGTGAATCTAGTGACGGAACTAACTTACTAATTACTTGAATTTCTGAAGTCCTAACTAGTTTTCCTTCTAATACTCTAACGTCAGGTCTTGATTCTGCAAACGTAGCCGCGTCAATAATTATATATTTACCTGGTAACTTATCACAAGTATAACATATTACTTTACCGTTGTCATCATAATATAAACGAAATTCGGGCTTTTCAATCTTTGGGGCTTCCCAAATAATTACATGATCATGTGTTTCCATATTTTTCTAACAATTTATTTGCAAAAGTTTTGTCTACGTAATGAAGTGGATATAATTGAGGGTGAGTATTAATCTTTATTATATCGCTTAGTTCATAAATTAAAACATCGCTCCATTTATCACTGTTAAATTCACTGATAAAAGGTTTCATATGTACCATAGACATATCTGTAAAAGTAGGTAATGTAGTTTTTTCAACCCCAATAATATGACTTGCTATTGCATATATAAAATCCGTTGTTGCGATTTCATTAACATTACATTTTAAAATTTGTTTGTAAGATTCCCAATTAACAAAAACATTTTTGACAATATCAAAGAAATCTTTTGCTATATTGGATTTCTTAAAATAAGTTATAGCATTATAGGTATCGGGTAGGTCATTGTCGTAAATAAATCTTCTGTACACTTTTATGTCACTAATTTCTTGTTTGAAATTTCGTATGGTAGTAGAAATTACTATATCTCTTGACTTTAAAATTTCCCACCAATAATCTATTGATTTAGGAATAAACATATCCGCTTCTAATTTTATAGTGTACTCATAAGGGCTTGCTTCATATACTTGATAATCATTAATAAGTTTCCAATCACTATCCTTACCCAAATCACCGTATGGTAAAGGAATTATTTTATGATATATTCTATTGTTTACTATATTATCTGTTATTAATGAAACCTTTGCGTTAGGCATATGTTTTTTAATGCTCAACGCAAGTGCATCTGCACATTTTACATAATCAACTTTTTCTGTATTTTGAGCTAATATTACAAACCCTTTATCCATTATAACAGTTCCACAAAATTGTCTTTATTGATTACATGAAAATCTATATTTTTTAAGATAATATATTCTTTCTTAATCTTATTATTTTTCCAATTATCATGTATAACTAAAAATTCATCACATAGTGTAGAATCATTATTTTTATACACCGAAGTCAGTTTACCCACATGATATAGATTCCATGGAATAAAATCTACAGGATTTTGTAAATGTCCATTTACAATTTGTAGACCAATACTTACGGCATAATCATTTCTAAAAGTACCTGCAACAAAATTATAAATGTTCGCATAGTGGTTATAATTTTCTTGTATCATTTTCATACATTCGAATACTTGTTTTGCCTTTAATGTTTTTTTAAAAGTAATAACCGTTGCCCAACATGTTTTGAAACTATAAGAGCTAATCATTTCTTGAGGCAATTTAGGACTCATTACAAACTCTGTGTTATTATGCACACAAATATCTTCAACAATATCAAAGGTTTTAAGTAGCTTATCGCTGTTAACTACATAGTCAACATCTAGTAGAATAGTTTCATCATATGGACTTAACTCATATGCCTTAAATCTATCTTTATTAATCCAAACTTCTTTCTCTTTTTTATTAGTTTTATTAGGTATAGAATAAATGATGTTATCAAAAATGCTAGTATCACAATTTGTTGTAGATTCAACGTCAGTGATTACTGTAATAGGTAAACCTAAAAAATGTTTGATTCTATTTGCACAAAACACAGCCATTTTTAGATAATTATATTTTGGGGTGTTATGTGCAAAGAGTAACACTCCTTTACTCATTTTTTAGTCTCTAATTGAATATATTCGTCATACCATTCATTCATTACATTATTATAAACTTTGAATAGTTTTTGATATAATTCCAAAGTATTTACTTTAACTGGATTATTGAAAGTATCCATCAATACTATTTCTGTTTGTATTAAATGTGAATGATACAAAAAATTAATTGTTTCTTTATCGGCTTTCCAAAGCCCGCCTTGTTCCGCTATAATTAATTTTGCATTATATTTTTCTTGTAGTGCTGCTTTAGCAGCATTATGGCTAAATCTTGCTTTTGCTTGACTTATTAAAAGATTCGTATCCATCTAAACACTCCTGTGAGTATTTAGATAGATATTACATGTATTAAAATTAAGATCCTGTCACTGATCCCGCAAGTGTGATTGTGCCCCAAGTATTTGCTATATTAGTTATTGATGGAGGTCTTGCGGTAAGGGTCGTAGCTGACCCTGAAGAAACTGTTAGTCCATTTGGAACTTCATCCCAAACTGTATAAATTGTAATTATACTACCTGCATCACTATTTGATCCTTGTGTTCCGTTTGACTTAACAATAACACGTATAAAACTACTTAAATAGCTACTTGGACCTGTACTTGCAGTTTGTGTAAATACCGTAGCATTTCCTGTTGTCAATGCATAATAACCATTATTTTGACTTATAGTAGGAGAATTGCCACCGCCACCTACTTTAGTTACCCCATTATATGAGGTACTAGATACAGTTATACTACCACTAGTGGGTGCGCTTAATACAACAGTACCTACATTACTCGCTAAATTGTTAAATAATAAATCAACACCCGAACCATTGGGGTGAGATACAGTAATAGCTAATTGTCCACCTGCATTAAAAAAGTATCTAGCCGCATCACCATTGGCAAAAGTTGCAGTATGAGTAAATGTCAATGAATCAGACCAAGCTGTACCACGTGTAGCAGTATTTGATGTTGTTGATCCTTGTGCACTAGCATTTAAACGATTAGTATAAATTGTAGTAAGATTAGTAGGAATAGCAGATAGATATGTAATTGTACCACCAGTTACTGGGGCAGTTACACTTGTGATAGTGGAGCCTTGATGTGATGCAGCACTAGCAGTTGTATTGACTAAGGTAGCCCATTGAGTGCTTGTTACACTATCTCCTGCTGTAAGTGTGGCTATTGCTGTTTGTCCATAACCAGTAGTTCCCCCACCTGTTGACCATACTGTGTTCAATTTACCAGATGTAGTGTTTGGATTAGTACCAATTAAGTCGTTATAATCAGTGACTTGGACTGTGCCATATTGTGCGTATGTCATGTTTATTACCTAATACTTACGATTGCTTCAACATATCCAACTTCATCATCAAGTTTGTTAATTAATGACCTACCTATAGTATTAAATGCTGTTGCTTCATTCTTACTGGCGGCTCGTGCAATACCATTACCTGCACTGACTAATCTATCTCCTTTTTTAACTTTACCTGTTACTTTAACTTGAACACGACCACTTACTGCTACTGGAGGATGTGTTTTGTCACTACCCGCACCTGAATTCATTAGATATGCAGCAGTATTTGAAATCACGCCGAAAATATCGTCGCTTAATTCAAACTTCACCGCAGTAATTTCTTTTTCTCCACCAAGTTCTACAACAGTACCTGGGTCATAATCTGTATCACTTTCAAAACGTTCTGCTAAGTCAGCATATGTTGCTTGTAATCTTGAATTAGCACTCAAAGTCCAATTACCAGTTATTGTTCCTGGTGCTGAACTTCCACCTGTAGTAAGCGTTCCACCTGATTGAACATTAACAGAACTTGCTAAAACAACGCCACCATACGTTGGTAAATAACTTTGTACGTTAGAATTAGAATACGTACCTGCAAATGAAACAGGGTCTCCATTTGCATACATATATAAATCAGTTTTTATACCATATAAATTTGCCCCTGCTGAATTACTAATATAAATGCCACCTGAATTAAAAATCACTGCATTGGCTTTACTAGTACCATCGCCACCACTTACTGTCCAAATTCCTGACAATGTACCTGCACTAGTAGCAGTTCCTGCTGCTGTAGTAATTGCGCTAGTCCTTAAAGTTCCTAGATTAGCAGTCCCTGTTGATGTAATATTGCCAAGAGTCGCTAGATTTGAAACTGTTAAATCAAAAAACGTTCCTTGATTTCCACCTATTGTTCCAGCATTTGCATATACATTACCTGCTGTAATATTTCCTGTAACATCCACAGAACCAAATGTCGTTGTTCCACCACTAGCGGTTGCGGTAAGCGTCAACCAATTTGATGCACTCGTTTCTCCATCTGTTGGACAAACTAACAATGTTCCTGTATTTGTGTTATACCATAGTTGACCTTGCAATGGGTTAGCAGGGGGTGTAGTATCTGCAAAATTTTCAAGTATATGAACAAAGTTTGTATCAAGTGTTTGTCCATATCCTGCGTAATTACGTCCTGGTAATCCTAACGATGTACTTGTTGTATTAATAGTACCGTCGGCAATGGTCGTTAGTGTTGTACCATTACTTTTAACGATTGTATATGCCATGTTCTGTTACTCTCCGTTAATTTTATTTATCTTAAATTGTTACTAAGTTGGTTAAGCTTTGTATTCGTACCGTATAATCTATTTGAATCTGTCTGTTTAATGCTTTTTGTACTGGATGAAATATAACATGAGTCAATAACCTAGTAATTATTTGCCCATTTATATCAGTACCATAATTAGCTAATAACCCCAACTCATCAAACACATACTCCCCGTCTGTTTGTGTACTATTATCAAATGCTGCTTGTCCAGGTGGCTCTCCGTAATCTAATAAACACTGCACTAGAATATCTGTGTAAAATCTACCTGGTGTATGTAACACTGTCATTTTATTTCTCGTTGGGTCAGGGTTTAACACGCTGGTATCGTCAACAATCTTTTCATAAGTTTGATTATATAGTGCTGCATTCTGTCCTACTACATTTGGTGGCAAATAAGTTATAACACCGGTTTCATCTACACTGGCACCGCCATTTCCAAATGCCATTTGAAAGATTTCCCCATAACCTCTTCCACTTAAGGTATCTGCAATCGCTTCACTCATGTTTTCATAATTAATAGCATTATGTTTATCCACGAATGTTTCACCCGAATTAGGGTCAAAAATCTTAAGAAATCCTTCTACTTTATACGATACTGTAATCACAGACATTAGAGGTCACCTCTTTTTTTAACCAAAATTTGCTTGGTGTTTGGATCAAAAATCTTGATATTACTAGAAAAATAAAATCCACCAACCTCATTTGGCTGTTTCACAGGTGTAGGTTTTACTTTTTTATCATTTTTATTAGTCATATTTTTATTTATCATTATCTGTATATCCAGTTTATAGAGTACTTCTTAAGAACAATGCTGCATTAGTCGTACTTATTTGTAATGGATCACCCTCTATTACATTATAATTATCAGAATTCCATGTATCATCATAATTATTTTCTGACATAATACTGCTATTCAAAAGTCCATATACCTCACTATATTTTGGTATGATTGATTGTTCCCCAGTTCCGTTAGATCCTCTTACTAAACCACTAATTGAGTTATCAGCGATATTAACCGTATCAAATTGTATTTGTTCCCCGTTGATATAGATTAAATTGCCCTGCAATGTGGTAATCACTAAACTATCACCTGGGCTTATAAATGATCCTGTAATAATCTTTAATACTGGACTTAATCTTTCAAGTTCAACATAGTATGTTTGTTCGTTTAATAATACATTTTTAGTTTCATTATAAACTGTAATACTTGCAATAGCTCTCTTATTTGCTATCAATCCAATTGAATATCTGTCATCAATTGGTATTGGAGCAGTTTCATTTTGAACAAATTCATATGTAATTTTACGAACATCGTCAACATAAATTGTATCAATTAATTGATAAACATTCTGAGTTACCCACGTTTTTGTATAAACATTGGTCTTAAATACTTCAGGTTCGTTAATTTGATTGACATTTAACATATAAACTTCTTCATTTGGTGTAGCTGTAGGTATCATACTTGTAACAATTACTTGATCACCTTGATCTATGGGCATTAAAATACTTAAATTATTATTTTGGTTCAGGCGTAATTTACTTGATGGAACTCTGTAACCATTAACAGTAACCCAAAGTCTATCAGGATTCTCTTGTTCCCATTGTGTCACTGTGGCTGCGTCTTTATCATTAGTTAATCCTAAGTTGCTTCCAAAACGTGTTTCTGAAACTCTTATTGCAGGAGCAATTAAAGCAGTCCCAGTTCCCGATCCTGCATTTACCGCAGTAACATAGTCACCAACTGCATATGAAACATCTGATGTACCTGCTACAATATTCCAATTCGTAGTTCCCATTGAATTAATAATGTATGTTTCATAAAGTACAAAACTACCTGCTGTTATAGGACTTAATATTGAACCT